GGAGGAGGAATGCGTTGGGGCTCAGGTGGCTCATCTTGGGGTAATGGATATCCTGGTGGACCTGGTGGTGGTAATATTCGTGGAGGAGGTGGAGGAGGTGGAGGCTCTGCTGGATCTCATGGTGAGTATGCTAATGGTTGGGGTGGAGATGGTGAATATCATAGTGAAGTAAACGAAACTACTGAAGGTGGTGGAGGAGGAGGATCAGGTGGTGAGAATAACCAATGCTCTTGGGCTGGTAATGCTAATGGTGGAACACCTACAAGAACTCAAGGTGCTGGTGGAGGTGGTAACTGTAATGGTACTGATAAACCTGGAGGATCTGGTGGAGGTGGTGGAGGTTGTGGTAACAGACCTAACAACTCACAGAATGCTGGATCTGGTGGAAGTGGTAGAGTTCAGATCCAATATCCTGGTGGTTCTAGAGGAACTGATGGAAACTATTGGGGAAGTCTTACCTATCATATATATTATGGTGGTACATCAATGTATACTTATTGTTAATTATGGCACACTTTGCACAATTAGATGATGACAACACTGTGATCGATGTTATGAAAATTAGCGACGATTACGAAGATTGGGGAGAAGACTACATTAATAATGTATGTATGATTCCTGGTAGATGGATGAAGACATCATATAACACTAGACATAATAAACATTTGGCTGGTGGAACTCCTTTTAGAGGTAACTATGCTAGCATAGGTGGTAAGTATGATCCAGTTAGAGATGTATTTGTTATTAAAAAACCATACCCATCTTGGGTGTTGAATGAAACTACTTATACATGGGAAGCACCTGTACCATTTCCTAACCTTATTGTTATACCTGAAGAGATGATTTATACAGGAGTTCCTGGAAAAGTTTTAGTTAAGCAACATCGTTATGTTTGGAATGAAGACATAGTTAATTGGGAACTAATATACTTAGAAAAAATAATGGATGTACCCTTAGATTAATACAAGAATTATTTGTTAACTTTGGTTGAACTAATTAAATCAACTAAGTTATGAAAACTTATAAATTCACAGTGGTTGGATCAGGAACAGCTGGTTGGCTGACTGCACTATTCCTATCTCACCACTATCCTTGGGCAAGTGTTACAGTAATTGCAAGTTCTGACATAGGTATAATTGGTGCAGGTGAAGGAACCACTCCACACTTTGTTGAGTTCTTAAGTAAACTAGACATTCCTATAGGAGACGTTGTTAAATATGCTAAAGGTACATTTAAGAATGGTATTAAATTCACTAACTGGAATGGTGATGATCGTTCTTACTTTCATCCATTCTACGATGGAACTACACACAACTGCTTTAATGTAACAGACTTTGATGATTCAGGTATATCAGCTATTGTATTAGATCAGATGATCAATGCTAATAATCTTGATAACTGTGTGTTTGGTGCAAACGCATCTTCACGTGGGTTAGTTAAACTAAAAGCAAACTCTAATCTTGGAAATCATAAGTCAATATTAACACAATACGATGGCGTAGGTACATTATCCTTGCACTTTGATGCTGTACTACTTGCTAAGTATTTAAAGCGTGTAGCTGTAACAAGAAGAGTTAGATATATTGATGATGAGGTATCTAAAATATTAACTGATGAAACAGGTAATATTATATCATTAGAAACAGTTAACAAAGATGTATATGATGCAGACTTTGTATTTGATTGTACAGGATTCAAACGTGAGATAATTGGTAAGTTCTTTGACGCTCCATGGAAATCTTATAAAGATTCTCTTCCTGTAAATAGGGCTATCCCTTTCTTCATACAACACGATAACGAAAACATCTTAGCCCAAACTGAAGCCATTGCTATGAAGTATGGTTGGTCTTGGGTTATTCCTGTTGAAGGACGTTATGGTTGTGGATATGTATTTGATGATAAACACATTACAGAAGAACAAGCTAGAGAAGAAGTTCTAGAGAAGTTTGGTGTTGGTGTAGAGTTTGGTGCTAAGTCTTTTACATTTGAAGCAGGACGTTATGAAACTCCTTGGGTTAAGAACTGTATAGCTATTGGATTGTCCTCTGGGTTTATTGAACCTTTAGAGGCCACGTCTATCATGACAAGTATCTATGCTCTTAATACATTCCTACCTAATACACTAGGAAACATTCTGCAGAATCAATTCTATATTGATAGATATAACAAACTAGTTACTGAGTATCACGATTATACTTTTGACTTTGTATACTTACATTATGTAACTAAACGCAAAGATACAGAGTTCTGGTCTAAGTTTACAGAGAATAACAAGATGCCAGATAGGGTTAAGCAGTTTATAGATGAGTGTGAGTTTACAGTTCCTGATTCTAGATTCATTAGAAGTATTAGTAGTGTTTATGATATAGCTAGTTGGCACTCTGTAGGCAAAGGATTACGTATTATTAAGAAAGATAAAGCTTCTGAAGTCTATTCAGGAATGATGAGTGACATCAGACGTGAAAGAATTGGTAAAGTGAGTCCATCATTTTATATCAATATGGATATCAACTTGGCTACATTAGCACATCATAGTACATTAGTAAAATACATTCGAGAGAATTAATGAACTACGAAAAACTAAGTAATGGGAATATCAATATCTTCAAGACAAAACTAGAAGGTATTGATAAAGAGGCTTTGTTGAAGGAGATATATACTAATAAGAATTATCTATTCTTTGACAGGGAGTATAATGATGAGAGTACAGGGCTGCCTGGTATACAGATGTCTAGTGATTTAATGACTGGTGATCAGTTAACATTAATCAAAAAGAAGTCATGTGATGCAAGTCTTGATATATATAAACAAGAATATCCTAGAGAAACAATATATAGTTCTCTTGCTGCAACTTGGATATACATATCTACAGCTAGTAATCCTATATCAGCATATCATGACCATGTAATATTTTCAAAGAAGGATATTGGTTTACCAACATCATACACTTGGATATATTACATACAGACACCTGACAACTGTGTGGGTGATGAAGGTAAGATATTCTTTAAGGAGGCTCACGATTATACTAGAGATGACTCTAACGTATTTAAATTCTTTCCTGAAGAAGGATGTTTATATATGTGGGATTCATTACTTCCCCATAGACCAGAACTAAGTCCTAACTCAACGCTTGATCGAGTGATCATTGCAGGTAATGTTTGTTTAAACACAACAATTAAATGATGTACATAGCCATATTTATTGCATTTACAGCAATCTTATATACCTTTATTGGTGTAGAAAAGATTGTAGATAGACTAATGATGTACCTCGATAAGAGTTATTGGACAGACTACAACATTATTGAGCTGTGTGCTTGGATGGCTAAAGCTGCCATCATCATTCCTGGACTGGTATTTGGAGTAGAGTTATGGTGGTTACACTTCTTAACACTAGCTACATCATCAGCTTTAATCTGGGCTAGTATGAGAAAGAGCTTACCTACATTGATTGTATTTAATACTATTTGGATTTGTATTTCATTAACCATTATTACTAGACATTTATTATCATGAAGTTTATAGAAAATATTGTACATGAGAATTATAGAGATAAGATTAAACGCATTTTATCAAACGATTACTTTCAATGGTTCTATCAAGATTCTTCTAAGAAGAACTATATAAATAAAGAAACCACTATCGATAGTATCAATGTAGATGATGTAGTTAAGTTTAGTCACATGCTATTTGCTGATGATAAAATGTTATCAGAGTACATAGAGTTTGTGCAAAAGATAATGAAGAACCTTGAAGAGAACGAAGGTATTGTGTGCAGTAGAATGATACATGCATCATGTTCTATGTTACCTAAAGGTAGTGATAAATATCATACACCATTTACAAATAATAAAGTTGACGATAATACATACACATTAATATATTATGTCAATAACTCAGATGGTGACACTGTATTATTTAATGAGAGTTATTCATATGATCCTATAGAATTAACAATTAATCATAGACAAACTCCTGTAGAAGGGTGTGGCCTATTGTTTAAGTCTAATACATATTCTGCTAATACATCTCCAATTACAACAAAGGCTGCGATAGCAATTAACATTATATTCGAAACAAATGAAGAGATTAGTTGGTAAAACATACTGTTACGATAATTTTATAACTGACGAAGAGCAAAAGATCCTTCGTCAATATATACTATCTATACAAGATATAATGAGCCATGCTGTATCTAATGGTTATAACTCTAAGTATGATATGTTAATACGTAGAACTGTTGATACAGTTGCTCTTAAAAAAGTATATGATCTTGATCCACATCCACTAGTAGAAGAGATTAGAAATAGAATCATTGAATTGGAAGGGATACGTGAACCAATTATCCACGATCCATCTTTAGGAGATTGGTTTGGGATGACAGATGAAGACGCCTTTGTAGAACCACACACTGATTTAACAACTGATGAATATAAAGATTATAACATTCGTAGATATAATGTTATAGTGTCTATGCCTAACTCAGGTGGGCAACCTATCTACGATGGAGAAGTGTTAGATGTAGGTGAGAAAGGAATGTGGATGTGTGAAGCATCTCTAGTTAAGCATGCCAGTGTTATCAATGAAGGATCTAGAATGAGATTAAATGTCTCCTATGGATTCTATGTACCCAAACAACTATATAATGCACGTTAGACCAGTATTTGAAACCAACCCAAATTATCATCAAACAAGTCCTTACTTTATAAGTAATTCGTTTACTAAAGAAGAACTAGAGTGGATAGGTAACTTACAGGAGTTATATCCATATCAAGATGCTACAATAGGTGCAGATGAGACTCTAGAGATAGATACGTCTATTAGAAAGTCTAGGATAAAATGGATACACCATGATGAAAGGTCTTGGTGGGTATATGATAAGTTAGTAACATTTATCAATGAGGCTAATAAATCATGGGGCTTTACAATCAACTCTATTACAGATCCTATTCAGTATACAGAATACTATGAGAATGGTGGTCACTATGATTGGCATATGGATGTAGGTGACTATCCACAAAACAGTAGAAAGATAAGTATAACTATTCAGTTGTCTAATCCTGATGACTATGAAGGTGGAGACCTTGAGTTTTGGGTAGGTAGAGAACCAAAACAAGCTCCTAGAGAACAATCATTTGCTGTCTTGTTCCCTAGCTACTTAATGCACAGAGTGACACCAATAACTAAGGGAACAAGAAAGTCTTTAGTTGTTTGGGTGGGAGGCGATACATTTAGATAGTACATCATTAACAGAGATACTCTTATGGCACTCATGTTGCCTAGGAGTATCTTCATGTTCAGGGCACCAGTTCCAATCTCCACGATTGAATTTAAACATAGGATTGTTCCAGCATCCATTGCATACAGATCTATTCTCTATACGTATACATTCAAACTCGTGTTCACTATTAGTAAAGTTTGCTATCATTGCAACCTTAACTTCCATAGCCCAAGCTAACCAGCTAAGCCCACTGCTCAATCCTATATACATCTCACAGCCAGCAAGGATGTCCATGATGTTCTCTAATGATTGATCTTCTGGTCTATACACATTCTTTAAATCACAATCATCTTTAGAGATTTCATACACATCATATCCTAAAGTTATAAGTGCATCTATAAGATCTTGCCATTTATCCCAAAGTTTTAGTTGTGCTGTAGACTTTACACTGATACAGATATGCTTCTTGTCAGATTTAAAAGGCTTAGGTTTGTAAGCTAGCCTTGGTCTAATCTCCTTATAAGGCAGATTCAAAACATTCGTAGCTGACTTCTGTAGTGGTATTGTTACAGGATTAACAAGTTCTCTATCCTTATCCCAGAACCATCCTAGTAAAGGCATAGCTACAATGTTCTCTACAGTGGACCCTGGTTCAACAAACTCTAGCTCAGGATATGCATCTTTAAACATCCAGTTCTTGAATGTAGACACAATAACTTTACATTGATAACGTTTTTGGAATTCTAATACATAAGGAAACCATGCGATAGTATCACCAAGTGCTGAGCTATCAAAACTAATAAACACACGTTTGTCTTTAAGGTGATGTAAGAAACTTATACGCTCTTTCAATACACCTTTCTCATTCCTGATTTCTACAAAGAAGTTACCAATGTAACGCTTATTACACTTCATCCACATACCCTTCTTCAGGTTGTCCTTATAGATTTCTGTACGTACGTTGTTACGTTCTTCAATAAACGTACACTGGTATTCTTTGTCATCAGGAGTATCTACTAGTTCAAAGTAGAGACCCTCAATATTATATAATCTATAATCCATTGTATACATTTATGTAAGCGTTGGTTGTATCATCGTCAGTCCACTTCTGTGTAACGATACTAGCAGCATTGTAGAACTTTTTAAGTTGTTTACATACTTTATACCAACTATGATTCTCACGTTGATTTAATTGGTCATGATAATATCTAAACCACTGTGTATCTAATATTACTAATCCCATAACTGCTTCGTCAAGACTCACCTCTTTCATTCTATACATGCCAGGTACTTCAGCATTGCATGTACCAACAATTGGTAATCCACAACTCATTGCTTCTAATATAGATAGATTAGGATGTCCATACTCTAAGAATGATGGGGCCATGAAGATACTATGCTCTTGATATAACTTCAAGGTTTCATCATCTGTAGGATTTGTTAACTTTAAAGTTAACTTTTCATACTCTAATAGATCCTTATGATGCTCAAAGAATCCTTGATTGTTCTCTGGACCAGCAATTGTGATAGGTAGGTTATACTTCTTAGCTGCCTCAATAGCTATCCTAAATCCTTTACGATCTATACTAATATCTCCAGCAATACCATTGTTACAGATCATTAATAATTTCTTCTTCTCTCGTACATCTGGTAGAATAGGTCTGAAGAAGTCTGTGTTAACACCATGTGGTAGATAGAACAACTTATCTGTGCCATCAAAGTAATCAATGATGTGTTTGCTATGACAAATAGATATAACAGATCCTTTAATAGCTGCTAGGTTATTCTGATATACACCACTGTCTTTACCATACCATTCAGCATGGTGATCGTGTAGTGAGTAGATGTATGGAATACCTTTGTCACGCATATCAAGAGCTGTGTTAGCCATGTGACAGTGTACAATAGTGTTCTCTTCGTACACTACATCATTCCAGTTCTTGATCTCTACATCTATATCCATCAACTGAAGGTTATTAGCATACTCCCAGATGATACGTTCTACAGCACCCCAACCATTAGGTGGGATGGTGATGAGTCCTGTTGCTACTTGAACTATTTTCATTCGTTTATATATTTAAATGTTCCAACATCATTTACTTTATTAGCAAGTTCTTCATTCATAACAAATCGTTTAGATAAATATAAAGATTTCTTCTCACTATCATTATATACATTTACATGTATTACAGAGTTATCTATGTTAAAGTCGTAGAACCAAAACTGTCCACGTATTAATACTTGGTTTGATGACATCTCACCATTCACATATATGTCTACATACTTTGTATTGTTTTCTAATAGGTAGTTCATTATAACCAACACTGGTTTAGTTGGAGTAACTTCATTATAAACCACTTCACAATTGAACAGTCCTATTCTCATCAAGTTAACATCACTCTCCTTAAATATCTTAGAGCTGTGATCAGGAACTATAAGAAATTTCTTCTCGTCTCGATTGAATACGCTGAAGAAAGATTGCTCTAAGGTTAGCTGCATAGGAACTTTCAACCACTCGTCTACATTAGTTGGCACCTTGAACGTTTTGTTAAAGTAATCTATGTTACCTGCAAACAGTAATGATTCATATACGTCTTCTCCTGATGGGGATTTAAAGTCTTTTGGTTTAAAGAACATCATAGACTTATTCTCGTTAACCATTTGATAAACGTATGATTCAAATAACTGACAGTCCTTTCCTTTTATTATTACATCAGACTCTGTGAATATAAAGTACTCATAGCCAAAGGCTTTAGCTAGGGCTACAGATGCTTTTATACTTCTACAGATAGGAAGAGCATGTCCTCCATAGGCTATCTCAAAGTAAATGTTTGAAAAGATGTTGTAGAACACTGGACAATGTTTCCTAGGTAGGAACTTATTGTCTTGATCGTATATCACATACTTACACTTCTTGGCAGTAGACTCATCTATATAGATGTGACTTACAAGCATGACATCATAACCCATAGACTTGAATGAGTCTATAGATGTATTGAGAATGCTGTACGCCTTTCTACTTTCAGGAAATGTATCTATGATAACTACTGGTTTCATTTCTTTATAAACTCTTTGAATTGTTTATCAATCAATGAATAACCATCTGCTTGGGTTGTCAAACGTTTATGTACAATACCCATGTTATAAGAACTTGAATAAAATATTTGGTTAAAATACATGTCAGCTGCGTCCCAGTTGTTTAAACGCAGTTTTTCCTTTAAAAAGTTACTGACATAATAAGGGAACATGATGCATTGCAATCCTATTAGATGATCTGTAACATACATATCTTCATCTACTTCTTTCACTACAGGACTCTGTGGCCACGCAAATTCTAATGTATCCTTATCTCCAAAAGACATAAAGCCTATGTTGTTTTCTTCCAACATTAAAGCACATTTCTCTACTTTGTGTATGAATTTTTCAACATCTCCTTCAATTAAACAATCCCCTTCACACACAATAAGATAGTCACAGTCATGCATCTCACTTAGGATGGCATTCTTGAAGGCTTCATAGCAACCATAGTGTGCTGGCGTAAGAGCTGTGCTTCTTTCTCTGACTGTAGCCTCATCGAATAACTCCATTGAGACTGCTTGTGGTCTGTTACAGTTATGCTGGGGTGGGAGGCTGGCATAAGGGATATTCTGGTGGAGGATATACTCCCATCCATAATCTTTAACTTGTTCCAGCGACGCTCTAGATAATCTTTCTCTATCATCGTTTAATGTAGTTTGAATGTGTACTAATTTAATGTTAGGTCTATTTGAATCCTTTACTTGTTTTAGAACAATGGTTCCATCATGCTCATAACCATCTAAGTTATAAACTTTTTCTGCAATGGTTTCCCAATCCTCTATTATAAGCATCACTACTTGTTTAATGTGATTAGGAATAGGTAATACTAATGTTTGTTTCTCTGATAGTTTTAATTCAACTGGCAGCTCATCATCTAATATCACCTCTATTATTCTATTGTCAGTATTATAAGAATGAAAATAGAATACATTCTGGCCAGTAGTTTGTTCTTTTACTATACCATAATACTCACTATTGGAAGACTTACCATGACCACTATACTCTAAAAAAGTTTCCACATCAGGATACTCTACCCACACACCTTGTGTTCTTTGAACTTTCTTCATCATGTAGTCCTCTAAGAAGTTTTGAGCTCCTATAGATTCACATAACTTGTTATACTCTTCTGGCGTACGTACATCATCCAATAGCTTACCAACAAAGTCTGTCTTGAAGAACATACCATTGGTTTGTATACCTTTACCAAATGGCGTATTCAATGTAGCTAAGACAGCTTGCCATTCATTATCTAGTTGATGGAACCTACTATTGATCTCATCAAAGTCTCTATCCTCAAGCTCTATATCAAATGTTACATAGAACATCTTGGTATATCCTAAGCCTCTAGCTACTTTACTTGCATTAATTAAGTTAGTTAGAACAGTGAGAGACTGGTTACTGTTTCCAGTTATCTTCATCTCCACCTTAGCTTCTGCATCTTCACGATAGAATCTATTGTAATAGCTGTGATGCGTTAGAGGATTGTTTGCATCGTATACGTAGTAATCCACCATTTTTTGTACGTGTAATTCTACAGGATAGTGACTAACTAACATGATAGGTCTACCTAACTTCTTAGCACTCTCGATACAAGCTAAAGTTAGTTGTGTTCTAGTCTCAGTGTTAGGATATGTACCTATAACAATAATCTCATTGTTCTTTTCTTGTAACTTTAATACTGTTGCCATGTTCATTGCATCAAGATAGCTATCACCACTTAGATAGAGTACATCTTTATGATCATTATATTTATTACAATAGACATCTAGATTAAACATCATCTTAGGAATGTGTGGATACTCTAACGCCTCTTTGATAGCAATAGGATTGAGCTCCTTATTACCTCTATCACCTTTAGATGTGAACAAGAACATGTCACAATCTTTTATAAAACTACTAACCCTATCTGATTCTCCATGCACTATACAATTGTCTGGTAGATCTTCCATTAATGGTTTCCAATAGCTCTCAAAGTTACCAGCTTGATTACCTAAGAAGTGAAATCTTACATTGTAGTCTATAAGATGTCTTGCCATCTCTATAGCATAGGCTTGATTCTTACGTGGTGTCCACAGTCCAACGATACAAACGTCAAGGTGTAGCTTTACTTTTGGTTCCCTATTGTCAAGCTTTACATTGACAGGATATTCAATAACTTCCATAGGAATATCTAGGTGAGCATACTTGAATATATTGTATGCACTAACAAACACAAAGTTATCAGGCATCCATCTTTTCTCATGAGGAGGAAATGAACTATCATGGGTAGTCTCTACAATACGATACGTTCTATCATTGTATATCATACCAGTAAGAGAATTGTCCATGAACATCTCAGGAAACTCTTCCATAGAGATGACATCAGGGTTGAAGCTTTCAATAATATCTAGAAGCTCCATCTTATTCTCCCCTAGAGATACAAAGTTGTTTCCAAGTAAAGTTTCTACCTTCTTACGCTGTACAACAAAGTTCCATGCAAGAAATGCATATTCCACCACCATGATTTCATAGTGGTCTCGTAACAATTTTACCTTATTTAATGTTACCTGTGGTGCTCCTCCTGTACTAAAGTGTGGAGATATAATTAATAGCTTCTTCATAAACTTGATCTACTTCTGGATGACAATAAAACTTATCTTTATTTTCAAGGCAACCTATTAGAGGTTGTACGCCTTGTACAGATCCCCACTCCTTCACACCATACTTCATGTCAGAACAACATTGAAGTGCACACGTACCAGCAACATATTTATATCTATGGTACTGACCATGCACTGTTCTGTATGGAGCTCTGTAGTTAGGATTGAGTGACGAACCCAAGTGTATAATGGGAGTATTTGTAGTTCCAGCGAGATGTAGTAACCCACTGTCCATAGTTATAAAACATGATGCATTATGTATAAGGTGATAACAATCTGATATAGAAGTCTTATTCATTAGGTTTAATCCATGAGGTATCTCAAAGTTGAACACAGGCTTCTCTACATTAAAGAATCCAGTCTCACTACTATCTTTACCTATACTAACTACATACACTCCTGCATCGTTGAGCTTTTTTACAAGCTCCATCCACTTCTCAGCAGCCCATGTTCTGTTAGCCCATGTAGTTACAGGGTGTATAAGTATATACTTTTGGGATATACTAAATCTATTTGATTCTGTAGGGGAGTATTCACAATACAACTCTGTGCTATCTAACATAAACCCTAGACGTACAGCATGATATTGACGTATATCCATAGTGTTATGCTTCATCTCTACACCACGTTCATCTTTTTTGCCCACTAAATAGAATGAATTATGCACAATGAAATGTTCATTGAAGTAATCCCAATCAACTGACGTGGATTTGTAACTAGCTTGTACGTATGGATTATTTTTGAACAGCTCTGGCATAGGGCTCACCACAGTAATGTTCTGTTCATAGGCTCTAGATAGTTTTCTTATTGTAGGCGTAGCACATATAAGATCACCAAGAGCAGGACATTCGCTAAGATTTAAGCAAATTGACTTCATGTATTTGTTGGTTTGTTCAAAGTTAGATATATTTACACAAAAATACAATAGCTATGTTAATAGATGTTAGTACAGGAGAAGTGGCTGATAAGATCAGTATCCTGGTTATTAAGAATGAAAAGATAACTGATAAGACTCAGTTAGCTAATGTTCAAAAAGAACTTAGTGCATTAGTGGAATCATTCCCTGCAGAAATCTTAATTGATAAGTTGTACACTGAACTATGTATTGTAAACTTCCAGCTATGGCGTATAGAAGATAACATCAGAGAGAAGGAGCGATTAGGTGAGTTTGATGCTGAGTTTATACAGATGGCACGTGATGTTTACTTCACAAATGATAGAAGAGCATTCATTAAAAAAGAAATAAATATTAAATATGGATCTGACATCATAGAAGAAAAATCTTATAATCCATATTAATTAAAAATTTATTTGCATAATTCGTAGGAATTGCAGATATTTGTTACAAGACTTTTGATTTCCTAAAAGCGTTTTTATACTTCCTCAATTTTTTGTTAACTACATAGCGTCTCAGCCCTATTTGGGGTAGGGACGCTATTGTTTTTTCTACACTACTATGGCCTCAAATGAGAGTTTCAAAGATTATTTTATTAAGGGACTAGCTTCTCTAGTAGTAGGAATGATGTGGTATGACATCAAGGATATCAAGACACAACTGCACAGTCTTAATGATCGTACAGTAACTAACACAATTAAAATCGAGAATATAGAACGTCAATTCTATAAGCAAACAACATATAAATCACCATTCCCTCCAAGTGAACACCCTAAAGGAACGTTTAGATCAGAGATGGTGGCTGTCTTAAAAGACAATGACCTAACCCCTAAAGAATATGAAACATTTAATTGAAGAGCCTAAAGAATCTTTCTTCAGTATTTTTAAAGATGATAACGATTGGAATGAGAAATCCATCATTGGAGCTATCGCATTCCTTTTTATGCTTATTGTAGTTACTGTAGATTTAGTTACAGGATACGTAGGCAAAGAATTAGTCCTTAATGATTATGTATTTAATTCTTTAACCATCATTGTTCTTGGTTGTTTTGGTATCTCTGGCGTAGAAAACGTTATGGGAAAGAAAACAAAAGGAGAAGCTGGTGATAAGAATGAACAACCAGCCCCTTATGAAGAGGGATAAATCTCTTATGAAAAAACTAACATTAGCAATTATAATCATTATAGGTACACTACTTATATATTTCTATAATGATTCAAAGCACGAAGGTGCTAAAGGTCCAGACACTCTAGTTGTACACGATACTACTTGGCAGATACATGAAAAGACCATCGTTAAAGAAGTACCTTTTCTTAAAGAAGTACCAGTACCACACGAAGTACTTGTAACTAAATATCAGGCTGACACTAGTTATCCTGGTTTAAAGAAACAATACGATGATCTTGCTAAGAAGTATGCTTCTCGCAGAATCTATGTTGATTCAGTTAAGGTTGGGACACATGGATATATTCAGATCACTGATACAGTGGCTGAGAATAAACTTGGTAAGCGTACAGCTAAGGACAACTTTAAGATCCCTATTGTTAAAGAAACAATGACCATCACTAAGTATGCTCCTCCTACACGTAACTTCTTTATTGGTGGAGGCGTAAATGCTATCAGTGTTAATAAGATCAATGGTGCAGAAGCTGGACTATTGTATAAAGATAAAAAGGATAACATCTTTGGTAGTAAGGTAACAGTCAATACAGAAGGATCTTTAGGTTTTGGTTTTAGTTACTATCGTAAAATAAAATAAAAATGTCTGTATTACGTAGAGGTGATGAAGGTCCATTAGTAACTAAGCTTCAAGAGAAGCTTGGCGTGGACGCTATTGGTAAGTTTGGTCCTAAGACAGAAGCTGCTTTAATAGCTTGGCAAATTAATAATGGACTTACAGCAGATGGTATAGCTGGTCCTTTCACATTGTCTAAGTTAGGCATCGAGGCTTTACCACAGACTGCCCCTGTAGCAGCACCAGTTGCTGCACCTGTAGTTATTCCAAACAACTCTGGATTTAAACTAGACAAACTTAAAGGACATATCCCAGACGCTGTGATTGCACAGATTCCTGATACAGCTGCACGTTTTGGTATTACAAATAACTTACGCCTTGCTCATTTTTTATCACAGTGTGGCCATGAATCAGGTGGGTGGAAAGCAGTTCGTGAGAACCTTAACTATTCTGCTAAAGGATTGATGGGCATATTTAAAAAATACTTTCCAAATGCATCACTTGCTAATGCTTATCAAAGACAGCCTGAGAAAATTGCTAACAGGGTTTATGCTAGTCGTATGGGTAATGGGCCTGAAGGATCTGGAGATGGATATAAATTTAGAGGAAGAGGATATATACAGTTGACAGGTAAAGAGAATTATACAAGATTTAACTCTACAGTTCCTGAAGACATTATAGCTAATCCTGATTTAGTAGCAACTAAATATCCATTAGCATCAGCAGCATTCTTCTTTAACAGCAACAAGCTATGGGCTATCTGTGATAAAGGAGCTGACAGTGCTACAGTAACAGCAGTAACTAAACGTGTTAATGGAGGAACAATTGGTTTAGCTGATAGACAAAAACATTTTAACGAGTACTATAAACTATTATCATAATGGCTAAACCAAGCAAATCCTCTGAGTCTAAAAAGATTGTCTTTGGCGTGAGACGTAAAGGCAAACATCAAAAAACATTTGGCCCTAAGGCTGCACCAAGTAAAAAGAAATACAGAGGACAGGGAAGATAACACTTCCCTGTTTTCATAAAACCAACCAACATGAAACTACTTTTCGCTATTACTTTCTGGTTCACATCCACAGTGGTGGGATCAGCATTAATGATTCAGTCTGTATACATCTATAGACACTTTACAACTCCAGACAATCCTATCAAGGTGGCACCTGTTAACAACAGAATTGTCATGGGACAATTAGCAGGTAGTAGAAACCTGGCATTTGGAGTTAAAGGTATCATGGAAGAATTCTTACAAGAAGATGGCTATGATGTTAGTGATGAAGCAACTAAGGAGATCAAGATAGAATTGTTATATCTAGATGTTCTCAAAACGCAAACTAATTTATCAGTCTTTCATCGTAACTCTGATGCTGTTGTCATACGTATGAGAGGACAGTTGGTTGAAGATGGTAAAGTAAAGAAGACAGTAATAGTAGAAGAATCTGCTGAGGAAGTATCAATGGCTGCATTGGTTATAGACGAAGGTGGAAAGTTTAATCAAACCAATTTATCAAGTGCACTTAAAAAGTCCTGTAATACATTAGTTAATAAACTTCTCAAATGAAAAAACTCTTATTCCTAGTTCTAACCTTAGTAACATTTAATACTCTTGGTCAAAACGTTAAATTAAAACTTGGCTCTGACTCTACTAAAGTTGATATCGCTGGTGGCGTTATTGACAAAGGTGATGAGTTCATTGTTAACGTAGACCTGAATGGTAATGGTAACACTACTGCTCGCTCACTCTACTTTGATTTTGAATTCAACAACGCTGCGTTTGAATTTGTTTCTGTTGCACACACTGGTACTGGTGGTAATGGTGGTGTTCTTCCTGCAGGATCTAGTATAGATCTTACAAACTATTTATATCCTGGTTATACTTGGGTGGCTAACGCTAATAACAATACAACCAATGGTAATGCTAACTATCAGAATGCTGCTTATGCTTTCACATCTGGTGGTCCTAAGACTATCATGCGTGTGTATTTGAACTGGGCATCTCCTAATGCTTTACCATTTGCTGCATATAGTCCATTACTTAAGCTTCGTTTTAGATTAAAGACTACAGCTGTTGGTAACTCCTGGGATCCTATAAAGATGAACTTTGGTGCTGCGTTTAATCAAGATGGTTCTACTGGTGCTACGTTAATGGAGGTTCCTCTAACTACAATCATTACACAGAATCCTAACGCTACTAAACTTGTTAATGCTACAGTAGCATTAAGTAGTGCGTTGAATCCTGCTTACACTAAGGTGGCGTTTGTTAATGCAACTACTAACCAAGGACCTTTATTTGATGTAACATCTAATGGTACTGTTAGCATTGTTGACTCATCACTTGCACCTAATACTCAGTATAAGATCATGGTAATGTATAACATGGATCATATCCAAGCATTATACAACGCTGGTATTACAACATCTGATTACACAGCTGCACAGTCTGAGTTTATATCACAGAACTTAGATGGTACATTTAAGAACACAGTTATCACTAGTGGTGCTGGATATAAAGCTGCAGATGTTAATAGAAGTGGTAAGCTTGATGGTGGTGACTTAACTAGATTATTTGCACAAGTAGTAAGTGTAGATCAATTAGTTGTACTTCCTGCTGGATATACAGCTGGATCTAATGGATACATGAGCTTCATGACATTTAAATCATCTGATTATAACGCTGCTACACCTGCTGATTGGCTTACTCGATTCCCTGTAGGACCTACACAGTATGTATATACTACTCCTGCTCAACGTGGTACACCAGAAACGATTAACATTAGCTACTTATTATTTGGTGACATAAATAAATCTAGTTCATCTACAGTTACACAAAATGGATCTTTAGTATTGAACAGAAGACTTGCAGTTAATCCTATTAGTGTAAGCTTAACAAACGCTGTAGTTACATCTAATTCAATTGAGATCCCTGTAAAAGTTTCCACAAATGGAAACAAAGTAGAAGCTTTACAATTCCAATTCTCTTATGACACAAGTAAGTTGAAGTTTGAAGAGTTGAAGAACGAGATGCCTAACAACTGGCATGTGTTTGCTAACAAAGGTGAAGGATATATTAAGTTTGGTGCATTAGATCAGAACCTTAAGACTCCTGTAGAAGGTGAGTTCACTCCATTCAAGTTACGCTTCACAGCATTACAGAATGGACTAGACATCAATACATTTATTAGGGTTAGTCCTATCATGGATGCTGCTGACGCTAAAGGATCACAACTACCTATTAACATGAATACAGATAAAATTAAACTTACAGGATACAATAACTTCTAACCACTATGAGACAAGCATTAGTATTTATATTGTTCATTTTTCTAACACTTGCATGTTCTGATTTAGAACAATTTGAGAGCACTCCAATAAATCTAGGTGCAAAAGCATCTAACACACAAATTTTGAGCGTTGTGTCTCAAGGTGTTAAGGCTACTATTACATACAACTTAACAGTGGGAGCTAAGTATTCTGTACAAGTGTACGAGTTTGGTAAGACAGAACCAACCAAGACTCTTCCTTTAACAGCTGAGGAAGAGATTGTAACTAAAGTGTATGACTTCAAAGACCTACAAGATGGTATCTATGATCTTACACTTACTGATGTAGCTGGTGTATCTATTAAAAAACCTTTAATCATTAAACGATAATGTCAGAAGAACAAAATGATGGTACTTGGTCAGGGTTGGTCAAGACTATAGTAGGAACTGTAGGAACAATTGTAACAGCTGGTGGTGCTTACATAGGCTCACAGATGTTTGGTGGTGGAGAAGAGAAAGCTGAAGCTGCTCCTGCTGCTACCACAACTCCTGCACCTGTAATCAATATCACTACTAATAACTCTCAACAACAAGCAGCATCTGCTGGAGGCACAAAAGTTATTGAGCGTGTGGTAGAAAAACCTGCTAAGCCTAAGGCTAAGACAGAAAAGGAGGCTTTGCAAGAAGAGCCTAAGTGGTAACGAAACCCCCTCTTAATGAGAAAACTATATGAAGAAATTAAGCTTTTTATTCAGTTTATTATTGAGTGTATTACTAACGTACAGCGTTAGTGGTCAGATTGCTACAACTAAGACAGAATCTTACACAGCTTCATTTGAAAAGAAGATTAACATAGACTCATTGATGGATTATGATGGCCCAACCATTCCTATTCAACTCTTATCTCTTGGTATCAATGAAGACGTCTATACTTCTTATCCAGAACTCAAGGACAAACGAGTGGGTCTTGGTGTTACTAATATAGTTGTAGAGTACCTAGAGGAAACTAATAGGTTCATATTCACTGAAGACAAAGCTGAGATCAAGAATAGAATGGTCAAACAATTCCAGGCATCACAGTCTGGGATAACTCAAGATAAATTAGATGGACGTGGTAAGATACGCCTAGCTAAATATTTTGTATACATTGAGGTGTATGACTTTTCTGTTTCTGAAGACGAATCATTATCTTTGAAAGGTAATGTAAAGCAAACTGTGGTAACACGACTAGGTCTACAGGTCAAATTTGTAGACGCTGAGACTGGAGCGTACTTCACTGGTTCAGGTTTGGGCACAGCTCAAACTACTAGAGAAGCAACATTGATGAACGATGCTAACTTTACTGATGTTAAGTTTAATCAATCCACCATTGGCACAACGACTAAGAAGGCACTTGAAGATGCTGCTAGCAAGATTGTGGTAAGGATGATAAAAAAGAAAATATTCACTAAATAAATAAAACCAATGTTAGAAAAACTAATCATTGCTGGTTCGATTGCATTAGTTGCATCGATCTACCCTGCTATTAAGATATATCAGGGAGCCAAGATACCTATGTATCAAACTCGTATCTCTAATCTAGAACACAAACTAGAAGTTATTAAAGTAACAGAAAGCGATCCTGCAGCACGTTACGTAAAGATTTCTAAGGTTGAAGGTAAGATCTTCAAACTACGTGGCAAGATCAAAGAGCGTCAGAAGATTAAAGCTATGGAAGCTAAATGGGATTATCAAGATGAGATGTTAAAGTTGAAGCGTTCACAAGTTTCTATTGACTCTACTCTTAAGCTTGAACCTAAGTAGTGAAATGGTTATTGACTGTTACATTACTACTGATGTGGAACTTGTGCGATGCACAGGTTCTTACACAGATTTATGTAGATCCATGTAATGGTCAAGTACTCACTGTAGTTGTTCCTATTAGTAATGGGACAGTTACAATTGTTTATAGAGGTAAGGCTAAGGTAGTTACAGCAAATGACATAACGTCAGGAGCTTTAACAGCGTGGATCAATATGATCAACTCTACACCTTGTCCACAAACAACTACAGCTACAACCCTTGTTGTAACACAGGCAGTTGCTCAAGCTACACAGCAAGCAACTCAACAGGCTACAGCTCAGGCAACACAAGCTGCTACAGCTGCTGCAACTAGTAGTGCTACTAGTAGTGCTACAAGTGCAGCTACCTCATCAGCAGTTGCTTCAACACCAACACCTGCTCCTGCAGCGAGCCCATCATCTAGCAGTAGTTCTTCTACTAGTAGTGAGACTAAGAGTGAGAGTAGTTCAGAGAGTAAAACAGAAAGTAAATCAGAAGAGAAGTCAGAAAGCAAAAGTGAATCTAAAGAGAAAAAGAGTGATGATAAAAAGTCTTCTAAATCTTCCAGCAAGGCTGCTGCTAAAGTTAATCCTATTGTGTATAGTTCTGATCTTACTGTTCTCAGTGGACCTGATGTTCCTCTCAGTGCTATTATATCATTGGGTGCGTCACAATCCTCACTCCTTGGGAACGTGTCTTATGGACTTACCTCTATGATATGGAGTTCCTTTAATCAGTTTGCTCTATCAAGTAGATACACAAGGATGGGTAAGGTGATAAAGAACTTTGGTTTGACAGGAGTATATCTACAAGGTAATACAATAGCGTTTGCTACAGCTGCTGCTATCAAACCAATAGGTAAAGGAGTTACAGGTTTCAACTACGCTCTTACATATACAGGTGAGTGGGGCCATGGATTGATGGGCTTCTACACTAGACCATTTAGAGTAAATAAGTACTTATCGATGTCCCCAGACATCTATGTTTCCAACTCTTTGACAAAAGATTTTGGTATACTAACAGGCTCTGGATTTGATGTATCACTTAGTAAAAGGTTTAGATTTAACTGTGGACTAAAGGTTAGCTTGAATACAAATCCTGCTGTACCTATAACATACATGGGTATGATAGGTACCAAGATCAATCTCTAATCAATTTGATTAGAGCTGATGTAATAAAAACGATTAACGTAAATTTTTAACAGTATAATACATATTGTTGAAACTAATATATATTTGTAATATTTAATAAAAATTATCATGGCTATATCATCTAGACCTACAGGGCAAGATCCAGTCTCACAACAATTGTGGAACATTTCTAAGCAAATGGAGCAATTGATTGGACAAGTGGGAGCTGTAGTTAGAAACACTGCAGGATTAACTACTAGTACTACAACAAGTAGCACTACATCTACTACTACGTCTACAAGTACATCTACTACGACTACAACAACAACTGCAGCTCCTTAAGAGCTTACATTAAACCAACAACTACATGAAGGAATTAAAGTTTATCTGTGCTCAACCAGATGATACCTACTACACTTGGCAGGTACATCTATGGTTAGAAAGCTTAAGAAACATTGGACATTCAGATAAGGCTATTGTACTTATCTTTATCCCATCATTCAGAGAAAAGAACCAGAAGTGGCAACAGATCGTAGATCTCTACCCAGAAGCAAAGTTCGAATTCTATAAAGATCAGGATGGTGTAAGTCAGAAACTAGGAATCTATATTCCTGTTCTACGTCCATATGTTCTAATGCGTTATTGGCAAGATCATCCAGACATGAAGAATCATGCTGTATTGTATTGTGACTCAGACGTATTGTTTACAGATAAGTTTAATGTTGACGCCTATATTAATGACGATATAAACTATTTATCAGATACCAATAGCTACATCAACGCTTCATATTTTGACAGTAAGATACATCAAGTGCTTCCAGAAAGATTGGAAGCATATAAAGAACTAGATGTTCTTGAAGACATTGCCACTCAGTGTGGTATATCAAGAACAATAGCAGAAGCTAACAACGACCACTCAGGAGGTGCACAATATCTATTGAAGAATATTGATGCTATGTTCTGGGAGAAGGTACTAAGAGATTGCATTACAATACGTAGTTATTTATTAAACATAAACAAACTATACTTCAAGGATGAATCTGCAGGCTTTCAAAGTTGGTGTGCTGACATGTGGGCTGTCCTCTGGGCTCTTTGGTTTAGAGGTGGGGTCACTAAGAATTTACCTGAAATGGAATTCTCTTGGTCGTCAGATCCTATTGACAAAGTCCACAGGCTTGGCATCCTGCACAATGCAGGAATAGTAAACAAAAACATGGGTGACTACCCAGCATTTTATAAGGGTGAGTATATAACTGGTAACGATCCATTTACTGATCCTCATTTAGAATATGTATTCAACGATGCAAGAGCACAAGAGAAAGGTACACACTACTATGTTGAGCAAATGATGAAACTTAAATTTAAGTATAAATTAAACTATTAATAAAAATGGCAATTCAGAGAGATTTAAAAGCATTTGTTCGCTACGATGGTAGTGGAAGGGTTGTTGCAGGCAGCCTTATTCTGAGAAAGAACAAGCCAAAAGTGGGAAGATGGCAAGAGATTCCAGCATACGAGTGCTGTAATTATGTTCCTACAACTACGACTACAACGTCTAGTACTTCTACGACTACTACCACTAGTACTAGTACGTCTACATCTACAACCACTACTACAACCACAGCAGCTCCTTAATCATGGCAAATAGCAATAATCAATTGAAAGCATACGTTCGTTTCGATGGAACAGGACGTATTGTACCTAGCAGCTTAATCTTACAAAGATTTAAGCCTAAAGATGGTAATTGGCAAGAAATAGATGCAAAAGAATGTTGCAACTATATTCCTCCTACTACTACAACTACTAGTAGTTCTACAAGTACTACTACATCTACGTCAACGTCAACAAGTACTACAACGTCAACATCTACTAGTACCACTACAACTACTACAACAGCAGCACCATAATGGCTAAATCATTATTCCCACAAGAAATGTTAAGTAAAGCAACTGGTAGCGAGCTCTCATTAGAGAGCATCGCTGCTAAGCTTACTTACTTTCATGAGCAATTACACTTGACTCACTGGCAAACAAAAAGCTATGCAGAACATCAAGCCACAGGAGCATTGTATGATTACGTACATGATTTCAAAGATGGATTGATTGAGAAGCTTATGGGCTATACAGGTAAGAGACCTGGAGCTTATAAAATAGAACCTCTTACAGACTGTACAGCTGAACAATGTGTATCAGATATAATGTCATTCGCATCATCATTAAAGATGTATGGTGAAAAGAATGCTTATCATGATGTATGTAACTTAGCTGATGCATTATCTGGTGAGGCAGCCAAAACTAAATACCTATTAACCTTGTCTTAATGCAAGTAGAGAAGAGATTCTTTCCCAAAATAATGTCTGATAACGATGCGATATACTTTTCACATCTAGAGGGCATTATCGATAGCGTTGATGAACTATCTAGTATGGAAGTTGTAAAACATCCTAAGCACTATTCATTCAGAATCGCACCTTCTCTTCCTAGATACACAAACATGTTAATAGAGGAACTGTTTAAGTTCCACAATAGATTCCAGATCAAACTAAATATGAGTAAGAGCATTAAAACTAATGCAGTTATTTCTTTTGAAATTGATCTAGGATAATTATATTTGCCCAAACCAAATAAAAATAAAATGCAAATAGTTAAAGACGACGAGACTGGTGCTTCAGAAGTACCAATGTACGACCCATCAAAGAAATACACTTGGCATCAAGATGCCCAGTTCATCCTTTCAGGTAATGAATTTGGAATGCTTTTAAACTCATTACGTGGAATTGTATCTACGCCAGAGGCTAGAATCATTCTACGTGCTGCTGATGCAGCTGACGCTATTGAATCTATCATGGCTAGAAACGTTGAGTCAGGATTAGTTGTTGAGTATAAAGAGCAATAATGAACATTAAAGAATTTGATATGGGCAAGTACATCTTACTAGTTGGTAAGGATGCTACTGACATATTCAAATACTATAAGGTTAAAGAAATGCATGGGCTTAATCTAAAAGACGCTCAAGCAGAAGAGGTTGATAAGACTAAAGGTAATGGTGTATACATCTATGGATTGACAAACTACGATCCAGCAGATAAAAAGCTAACAGCTAAAGCTCCTTATAAACCTTTTCTGTTTTTAAACATGGGCACATTTAAAAGATATAGTGCTGATGAACAGAAGACAGCGATAATGCATGAGACTATGCACATGGCACTTCTTCTTTATAAATGGGACGCTGAGAAAAAGTCAGAAGAAATAGTAACAATGGCTGAAGATGAGGCTAATAAAATTATCAAAAAACTTAAAGGTATTAAACTTATAAAGTAATGGCAAAAATGAAAAAGATGGGTGAGTTATCTGCAGGTGTAGGTTCTCAACCTAAACGTGTAGGACCTGTTGATCCTAAAGGTGCATGGACTAAAGTACAAGAGCGTACATTAGCTGGTACAAAAGGTGGCAAACCTTCATTGAAAAAAGATAAGCAGCTTGGTGCTACCAAGATGGGTGCTAAGAAGAAGAAGTAATGATCTTTGAACCTGCTAACAGAATAGATGTAGCTACACCTAAAGGAGATGGCATCATCTGGCTTGTTACAGAATATGGTCATGAAACTGACACAATGTATACGATTATCATTAACGCCACTGGGGAGCTCTGGCAATTTACTCATAAAGATATTAGGGTAAAACCTAATACAACATTTAAAAGGTATGGCAAAGCAATGGATCCAGAAGGCAACAGCCTCCATTAAACGTAGAGGTACAGAGGGCAAATGCACTCCTATCACTAAACCTGGTTGTACAGGTAGAGCTAAAGCCTTAGCAAAAACTTTCAAAAAAATGGCTGCAAAGCGTAAATCTAAACAATAAATAAACATGGCACTCCCAAAGAAAAAGATGGCAGGTAAACCTGCAATGATGATGAAGAAAAAATCTTCAATGCGTAAAGCTAAAAATGGCGAAGAGGTAAAGACTGTAGAGAGAGGTGAAACAGGAGAAGTTAAAGTACGTCCTGGTTTTGGTAGAAGTATAAAAGACGTTGCACAAAATTTTTATAAAATGGACGTTTTTGATGCTAAAGATGCTAAAACTAAAGCTGGTAAATTTATTCGTAAAGCAGGTAACACTGCTGTTAAAGCAGCACTTACACCAAGTTTGGCAGCAGGAGCTGTTCCTTATGGTGCAATGATGGCTACTGAACGTGCTATTAAAAACAAACAAGATCTTAATAAAATCCCTGAGAATAAGATGGGTGGTAAAGTGAAGAAAGCTGCTATGGGAGCTTCTTTAAAACCTGTACCTGCTGGTAAGAAAGGTTTAGCTAAACTTCCTACGCCTGTAAGAAACAAGATGGGCTTCCAGAAGAATGGTGGTAAAATGAAAAAATAATGGCATCTATAAGAAAGCCTGGTCCATATAATCCTCAGAAGGCTACAGCCTATGTAGGTAAAGGAGTGCTCAGAAATGGTGATAGTATCCCTGCAATCAAGGGAGCTATCACACCTGTGCCTAAGGGTCATCTTATTAAGAAGGATGGAACATCATTAAAGAATGGTGGTAAGGTAGATGCTTTTAGTAAGATTAAAAAAGCCATGAAGCCTAAAAAACAAAAGCTTTTTATGGATAAGATTAAGAAAAATCTATCCAAGGTTCAACCTATTAAGAACAAGTAATGGCTAAATCAGAAGCTTGGCAACGTAAGGAAGGTAAGAACCCTTCTGGTGGCCTAAATGCAAAAGGTAGGGCATCCTACAATAGAGCTAACCCAGGTAAGCCTGGTCTTAAAGCTCCTCAACCTGAAGGTGGTCCTCGTAAGAAGTCATTCTGTGCTAGGATGTCAGGTATGAAAAAGAAATTAACTAGCTCTAAGACAGCTAACGATCCTAATTCTCGTATCAATAAATCTCTACGTAAGTGGAAGTGTTAAGATGGCAAAGCAAATGATTAAACGTGCTGATGGTTCTACCTCTCAGCGTGGTTTATGGGACAATATTCGTGCCAACAAGGGAAGTGGAAAGAAGCCAACTTCAGCAATGTTAAAGCAAGAAAAGAAAATTAAAGCTCAAACTAAAAAGAAATAATAATGGCAACAATGAAAAAAGCAGAAGCTGGTGCGTCTATGCCTAAGAAACCTGCTGCTAAAAAACCAATGGCTCCTGCTCCTAAGAAGAAAAAATCATATCCTATTCTTTCTGATGATGGGGAGAACTATAATGGACCTAAGGTTGGACCTCGTGAGAAAACTCCTGGTGGTGGTTTTTCTAAAAATGGATCTAAGATTAAAATGGCCAAGAAAGGTGCTTCTATAAAGAAATGCAAATATGGCTGCAAGTAAGAAAACAAAACCTGTGCTTAAGATGCACAAACCTGCAAAGGCTCCTAAGGTAGCACCTCCTAAACCAGTTAATGGTAATTATATGAGAGAGGCTGATACGCCAACGCGTCTTAGAAGTAAGATGTGGCCTTTGAAACAAAAGAGACTTTCTAAGTAAAACTTTTCATTTCGTTGAATTTTGTGATTTCATTTTGTAAGTAAAAAGGAGACCATTGGCCTCCTTTTTCTTTTTACAATTGACCATAATAGTCTTCTTTGAAATGTGGACTGAGATTTATAATCCCATTCTCCTTATTAAGTACCTTATCTGTTCTTTTTAATATTTCTTCACTTGGTAAATCTCCCATACCAGATATGTGTACTGTAGCCATTCCCCATCTATAAATCATTGTTGGTTTAGATATGGTGAATACATCTGCTTTATGACCAAAGGTTATATCAGCATCTTCTCCACAACTTGAATCTGGCCAAGTAATTCTATCTAGATAGGACTTACTATAACAGTTACCATTATTGATATTATCATTAGCTTGTTTGTATTTATTATCTACAAAGAAGTAATGTGATGAGCTTCTATACACATCATGACCAGGATGATTAATGATTGCTTCAGACATAATGGATAGTCCCTCGTCTGCAATAAGATCATCATCGTCTAATCTATAGATATAATCATTTATACACTGCTTATAACCCCACTCCAGCTTAGCAGCTATTGATAGAAATCTTTCCTTACAGTTAAAGATCTTAACTCTAGGATGGTCGTACACATACTCTACCTTAGGACTATCGTTAACTACAACCATTTCATAGTCACCATCCTGTTGTAAGAATGACTCAATAGCCTCTTCAAGAAGGTGATGACGTTGGTAGGTAATTGTTAGTACACTAATCATACATTCATCTTATATACATAATGTAAATCAGTGTCAACTAATTCGTCATTATATTGAGTTATTACATTTCTTTCAACATAGTAATCAACAACTTCTTTGATGTTACCAAAGTTATAGTCATCAAATACAACAATACCACCTTGCTTTAGCATGAACTGTGTGTAGATAAAATCATTCATCACAGTGTGAGTCTCATGACCACCATCAATATGGATAAAATCAAAAGTGTGTAACTTATTAGTCTTTACATAGTCTACTAATGTAAGATTACTGTCACCATATATCTCTGTTATCTTTGCAGATGGATATGCGTTCTTGATATACTCTACACAAGGTCTAGTATAAGCATGGCCACCTAAATCAAATAGGAGATATTCTGCAGTGGGGTTAACACTGACCATTAGCAATAAGCTATGGCCAGCGTTAACGCCTATCTCACATATCTTTGACTTACCTTCAGCTAGCTTTAGTAGATTATGAATCTTAGCTTCATTTCTATCAGCTACAAGATTATCTGACGTTATATCACATATCAAATTACCTTCCACTCTTTCTCCAACACTATCTAATATATTAGCAATGTTGGATATGTGTCCTTTGACTTCTTCTGTAAGTATATCGATCATGATTACCAGACTAAGATTACATCAAATGGTGTAACTAATAACTTATTTTCTTCACCAATAGGAAGCACTGGTGCTTTGCTTAAAGCTGCTGGATCAACTAAGATCTCATCACCCACCTTGATATTACTAACAAGATCACCTGTAGCATGTACTGTAAGCTTCTTAAGCTTCTGTAACATCTCTTTTTCAAGAGCTTCTTTTGTGTTCTCGTCTACAATAAGTTTACCTTCATCTTTTTTAGGAAGGTCTAAAAGGATTCTATTTCCTAGTAATTTTTTAAAATTTGCCATTATTCTTCAATGTTAGTTAGTTTCTTAAATCTTACAATGTCATCACCTTTCAAATGAATATCTGATTGGAAGATGTCACGCTTACGTTGTACACCTATCACCTTATTAGTCTTAGGATTAAGTGTAGGAACTTCCTCAACACGCTCATGAATATCATCTAGTAATACTACTAGCTCATCATCAAATGCAATGCTGCGAATCACTTTGTTAATGTTGAAAGAGTCTGTATACTCTTTGTCACCCTCTTTTCGAGTGTAGAAAAATTGATTTGTCATTGATTGTTTGGTTTTGCGACTCTCCAAGTCTGTGTAAACTTCTTGTGTCATTGGTTTATTTTGTTTAAAAGTTCAATACGTCTCTTGTTAACTTCCTCAAATCTGTACATATCATTCTCTACAGATTCATGTTCTGGTAAAGTTAATAAAATAATATTAGATTTATCATACGCTACCTCTGGATATTTACTCTTAGGAAGGATGTGATGAAAGAAAGTTGATAATGGTTCACTTCCTAGATACTCACCACTCACTTCTGAGTAATGCTTGCGTTCGTTCCAGATCTCTATAAAGAAGTTTCTCATGGTCTCTGTCTTAGTTCGAATCACAAACAATTCACGCCTCATTTTCAGCAATCCACCTTTCTTAGGGGTGATGGGCTTACGTTTGATGTGACTCACACATAAGCCCTTTCCCCATACAGGATTGTTGCATCCATCTACGCTACAGTTCTTCACGATCTATCTCTCGTTGAATGTACCAGATAGCTTTCTGAAGGTCTTGTTTCCTATTACCCTTCTTATCAGCTCTAAGAATATACTTGATGGCATTACCTAGAGAGAATCCTAACTCATAGTCTTCGATGATATCAATCACCTCAAACTTATTACCTTGGTAGTGATCAGGATGATTGACCATCTCTCTTTCTAGTATTTCTTTCATAAGTTTACGTGCTCCATAGGGATCTTGTAATATATTCCCTTCTAATCTATGTTCAATTTCCTTTTGATCCATTTGTTTATTGTTTATGTTAATAAAAAAAGAAGATGGAAGCTACAGTAGTACTCCTGTAACTTCCTCTTCCTAAAACACTTGACTAACCATATGAGTTAATGACTTTCCTGTAGACTCTCATTTAAGCATGTTTCTATATGTAATTATAATTGCCACCTATTATCGAAAGGCTGTTTGGATATTACATATTGATAGCCTGGTTAACCTTCTCTCCTGATGTGTTTCATGACCAGGTAGTTAATTTGTCTACATCCACACTTAATATCTTAGTTGCCTGTGGACCCATGTCCATCTTGACCTCTTTCTGTTTCTGATAGTTCGTCTACTTCTACATACTGTGCTAATGGTACAGGCATGATTACTAACTGAGCAATACGATCACTTACTTGATAAATTGTATTATCAGGAGTTCTAGAGTTAAAATTAAATGTAACCATGATCTCACCTCTATAACCACTATCAATTACACCCACTGAGTTAGCCATTGATAAATTGTAGTTACGTACAGAGGAACGTGGGAACACAAGTCCCACCATTCCTTCAGGTATCTCTACTGCAATACCTGTACCATATACTACTTGACCATCTCTAGATAGGTCAACTGTTGTAGCTACAAGATCTGCACCTGCATCTCCTGGCTTCCCAAACTTAGGCTTCTGTGCCTGTGGGTTCAACTTCTTGAAGTGTATCTTCATTTTCTGTTTCGTTTATTTCGTTTACGTTATTAATTTTATCAATAATGTTTTGCCTTAATGAATCAAAGAATTCAGGATTGTCTGTAAGCAGTTGTTCGAAGTCATCCAAATCATACTTGTGATCATTGTATGTAATAGTTTTACCATACTTGCGTAGAATACCTAAGTCACTAGCCATGTCCATAACTTCTAACATGCGATCAATACCTACACCAAATAAGATCTCAAATTCTACACCTTTGAATGGAGGAGCCATCTTGTTCTTGATAGTCTTGATCTTAGTTAGATTGCCATAAGCTTCTGTACCTTCTTTGGCAACAGTCTTACTTACCTCTACACGAACATCTGCATAGAACTTTAACGCATGACCACCCTGAGTTGTACGAGGATCGCCAAACATAACACCAATCTTCTCACGATACTGAGATACAACAATAACACATGTCTGATGCTTAGATAGAATACCTTTCAGCTTAGGATACACATCACTGTTAAGCTTAGCCTTGCGACCAATAGAACTATCACCTACCTCACCATCAAGCACCTTCTTAGGGATCAAAGATGAATCTGAGTCAATGATCACAAGATCAATCTCTCCAGTGTTAATCATATCCATAGCAATTTGGAAACCCTCCTCACCACAAGTTGGCTGAGCAATTAACATGCTAGCAATATCAACACCTAGAGCAGTGAAGTAATTAGGATCAACAGCATGCTCGCCATCGATGTATAACACCTTGCCACCTGCACTCTGACAGTTAGCTACAGCGTGACCACAGATAGTAGATTTACCACTACCTTCCCAGCCTACTAGTTCATAAAGTTTACCTTTAACAAAGCCACCAACACCTAGAGCAATGTGGTCAAATGCAATTGATCCTGTCGAGATAAGATCATATTCGTTGTGGTTTTTATCACCTAAAGATAAGATGGTACCCACACCATACTTTTTGTTGAGGGCGTCTAATGCGTCCTCTAGCTTAGATTTACCTGAAGCTACTTCTGTTTGCTTTTTTGCCATTTCGTTTATTTTTTGTTGTATTAAAGTTACAAATAATTCATTGAAAATAAAATAGCCTAGACGCAAAACATCTAGGCTATAAACAAACTCCAATCTAAATACTAATCTTTAGATCCCTTCACCCATTTAGGGGTGTAAGGACAATTTTTACACTTATTACCACAGCAGATACCTCTGCTTGCTAAGAATTCTCTAGACAAGCTCGCAGGCACCTCCACCACAGGCGACTGATTCGTTAAAGTTAACTGTGTCATCTGCTTCTTTAATTTTAGTAATATCAATCTCTTTAAGTTCACTAATAAGTGAATTATATTTCTCTTCAGATATGTCCTCAAATGGAGCTTGCTGATATGTTCCACCCCAATAAGGTAGTACAGATAGTCCATTATAGAATTCACGATTCTCCCACATCCAATCACCTACAATTTCCCATTCACCTTCTTTGATAGAGATGGTAGCACTTACGTTGTGAGTGTTATCACCATGTACATGTCCTGCATTAATCCAATCAGTAGAGAAATGTTTAACACGCTCTAGTGTATCGATAGCTGTCTCAGTACGAAGAATAGAATTCTCTGGTGCCTTCACTGGAATACGTACACACACTGTATCTGCAGGGCGTAATACATCATCTTCTACTAGCTCAGGATGATTAGTCATTAGGTATTGTGCAATGTCTTCATTTTTATTGAAACGCATTGTACGTAAATAGTAATCATTGTGCCAAGCATGAATACCTGATGCTGTTCCTAACACTAATGATGTAGTTCCTGAAGGTTTGACACAACTAATACGAGCTGCCTCATTAATTCCTGTTTTCTCAGAAATCATTTGGTTAACCTTCTTAGCAATGTGTGCTGCCATCTTTAAGTCATACTTCATGATTTCACCAGATCCAATACCAGTCATACCAATACCTAGTAAGGCATCGTGCTGAGTTGTTTTAGCCCAGATAGGACGAAGGTAATGGAAGTCAGTAAATCCTGCTTGTAATGTACCAAAGAACGCAGCTGCACCTACACGATTATTAAGGTCATACTGATCTTCTATGTCACTTACATTTACTTCACAAAGATTACAGAATTGGTAAGGGCGTAAAGCAATCTCACAACATGGGTTAGTTCCCCAGTCTTGGTTGTTACTCCAGTACAATCCTGGTTCTCCTGATCCTGATGCTTCTACACGTTTCCATAGAGCAAAGAACTCTTCTTTACTCACTTCACCACGTTTCAATACAGCTGAGTTGTTAGCACGTCCACGCTGCTCGTTAGTCTCCCACCAGTTACCATACTTACATGTAATCATTTCTTCGTCATCATGATCAAACAAAGAAATCATTGCACTACGACGAATACCACCTGCAAGTACAGAGTTGGCGATGTGACATAAGATATCATGACACTCTAGAGAAGATAATGTTTCACCTGGCTGCTTTCTATCAAGGATAGCTTGTACGTGTGCTAAGCATAACTTCAATGGCTCTGGTCCTGGTGCTTTACCACCTGCTGTAACTAGACGTGCACCTTTCTCACGAATTGCACGAAAGTCAAACTTTGGTAAGAAAGATCCTTCAAGATAAGCTTTCATTAACACCTTCACTGCATCAGCCCAGCCCATAATACTATCCTCGATGAGGTATGTACGAGCTTTACCTGGTTTAGTGATGTCTGGTAGTTCACTAACATGATGGCGTTGTACACTATATCCTACACCTGTACCACCTAGTAATAAGAACATAGACTCTGAGAAGCTATGTAAGCTATCGATAGGTAAGTAACAACAATTGTAGATACGAGCGTTGTTAACTTCAGCTGCAGGACCTGCAAACTGTAATGCTCTCATAGAAGGCAAGACTTTCTTGTCTCTGATCATTGGAATAGACTCCTTGATTGACTCCTCTAAATAAGGATACTTCTTGATCATCATAGCCTCATAACGACCAATGATCTCATCCCACGTTTCTCTTCTGTTTAGCTCAGGGATGTACTTGGCGTACTTGCTAAACACTGTAATTTTACTCAAGGCTTCTAGTCCTAAATCCATATGTTTAATTATTTATGTATGTTTAAAAAATAAGGGCTACAAATGTAACTTTGTAACCCTTACCAAACAACCACTTTTGAAAATTAACTTTAACTATTTTCCTTATCACTAACTGATTTAGTTAACATAGATTCAAGCTGTTTAATGGCTGTTTCTACAGCATTTTTATCAGCATCTTTTCTATTTTTATACGTCTCACTTGAGCCACTAGTAGCTACATCAGTCATTATAGAATATGTGAATTCTAATGTGTCAGGAGAACTTGTAATATTGATATACAAGTTATGATCATCAAAGAACTCGAATAGGTTTCTAGGATTACCATCGATGATTGCAGCGATCTTTTCGTTATCCATACCTTGTTCTCTAATGAACTCTTTGAAGTCTTCAGGTAAACTTTCGTTATTTAAAGATTCAATCATTACATCCAAGTAGTAGCTAGCAATTAGCTTTGCGATATTTGGATTCTGGTCCAGTAATTCTAGTCCTTTCATACTTCTTCTATTTGTTTAATTTTATCTAAATCTAACCTTTCTTCTTCATAAACGAATCCACGCCAAAGTTCCATGTCTTCTGTAAATTTTACATCTAACTTTTCCTCCCAATATACACGTAGCTCATCGCTTTTGTTGAAGATTCTAAACTGTAAAGACATCTCATCTCTACGTAAACCATTTTTCTTAGTTTTAATAACTTTAGGAAAGACGTCTTGAAATTCTTTAGAAGTCTTAGAATACAAGCCTTCTCTAATCAAAGCAAAATCATTCTTCCATTTATTATTTAACTTATAAACAACAACAACAAATCCATCTTCGTAATCATAATCATCGATGACGTCTTTTGTGCGTTCATATTCCTTGTCAAGAAACTCTCGAAACTTGTCAAGGTTTCCTGGTTTAAAAAGTAGATAGACAGAGTCTTTATACTGTACGTCTCTTCTTATATCTTCTAGATAAGCATTCACAAAAGTATTAGTAACAAAGTCTTCTTTGTCAATTTTGAGAGTGGGCACCATGAAAATACTAGTGATTGTTTTCTTTACTTCCATTTATTCTTTAATGTTTACAACTCCTCCACTTAAATAATTCTTACGAGACACACTCCATGTATCATTATCAATAGCCCACTTCAGATTATCGATTGTTTCTAAGACGCCTGGATACTTGTATCCTCTGTGTTCAAAACCATCTCTAGCATTTGTCATGTCTTCTGTATCTAGTGTATAGATGATAGGACTAAAATAGTTAGTGCTATCACAAACAATAAACTTTGGATATGCTACATAATACCCTTGATCTACCAAGTCTTTAAAATGATAATGTGCTGCATGCCAGTACAAGAATGCTTGGATGTAAGCTCTACGATAAAGATAATATTCTTTGTAGAAACCTTCAACAGACCATGTGCACTTTAAGTCATACACTTGAATGGTTTTGTTCTCATGATCTACAATCACCTTGTCCATCATACTCTTAAATAGATGACCATGCACTGTATAACCTTCTACCTGCAGCTGGTTATGTACATCGTATCTAGATGTCTTATCTTGATTGACAATGTACATAGTAGTTGGATTAGTTTGTAATTCTGTCACAATTTTTTCACAATTTGTGACATCATTGATACTAACAACTGTCATACCTTTGCTTCTAACAAGCATAATCTCATCAAAATACGCCTCTGCGTCAGAGTCTATGAATTTCTTCATAACAGCTTCATAAGTAATCTTGAACCCTGAATCTTTGTAGGCGTCTTGAGCTATCTCAGCAAACTCACGAGTGATTTCTCCAGTTTCGTTGGTAGCTTCTTTCATGTTCTTGTATAAAGCTTCCACAAAATCAAGCATCAACCCTGTTGGTATACCTTGACATGTAGACAGATAGAACTTCTCATCAAACAAATGTGGTTCCATTAATTTAGTCTCAACCAATCTACCCATGGTTGCTGCCTTACTGTCATCATCATCTATTTTCTCAGCAAGTACATACTTACGATAATACTTCTTTCTGTCAGATGAAAACTCTTTTAGACTAGAAGAGCTATCCATTACGATAGCTCTATATGTTGCTTCTGTTTTTGAATTACCTTTAATCATTTTGTTTTTTGTTTTGTGATTCGTAATATGCTTCTACTATTTGGTCATGCATTCTCCTTACTTCTAAAGGAACACGCTTGAACCACCACCTAACTTCTATTTCGTATTCTCTACCTTGCTCATCTAATCCTCTAGGATTAATAAGCCAGAAGTTGTGGACCTTACCATTAAACTCTACAGAACCCTCATACCAGATTTCTGTGAATGACGAGTTCTTATTGATGGATACTGTTGCTTGTTTTTCTTCCATTATAGTTCGTTTATCTTTTTAGTTGGATTCCACTTATAAGCAAATAATTCATAGCCACGACCTGAGTCTGTTTTACCAATTATTTCGTTTCTTAATTGTTCTGGTGTTAAGATCATGACGTCATCTTTATGAATGACTTCAAAGTCTTGGCCTAGTTTAACACACTCTCTAACTTCTTTTATACTCAAGTCTGCCCACTCTATACTAGAGTCTCTTTCTGGCTTGTACAGTTTTTCTAGTCTCTTTCGCATCTTTTTCTGATTTTGTTTTAACATTGTGACATGTCTCACATAATACCTGTAGATTATCTACTTCACAAAACAGCCTCTCAATGAAATCAGGCAGGTCTTGTGCAGAATTAAGACTTCCTGCTGGGCAAATATGATCCACATTAATCTTCTTATCAGGAAACCAATCCTTACATTGATTACACTGATATTCAAACTTCTGTCTCTTCAAAGGTCCTTTGTATGGACGCTTTGCTTTAGCTTTAGCTTCAGAGATAGGTTTCCACCATCTTGACTTCTGTCTTAGTGCACTCCTGATGAAGGACCAAAACGCTGACTCTGTCAAAGTACCAGAGTTCCTTGTTTTAGGAACCCTGGACTTTTTAACTGGTATCTTTTTTACTATTCTCTTAGCCATAATGTGTTATATATGTTACAAATATACATAGAATTGTAACACTTATTACACAATAACTACACGACCACCAATAACTTGTTTCATGTCTTCAAGACTAGCTATAATCTTCTCCACAGTTTGAGGATTAATAGTAGGGAAGTTGAAGTTGTACTTCTTAGCCTCAGCTGCGAATCCTTCTTTAACTTTCTCTGCTAAGTTATCAAGCTCTTGGATAGCATAAGCATCATCAAGTTGCATAGTATCAAAGTCTAGATCGTGTAAGATGGTAGTAGCTTCTTCACGTGGTACAGTCATGATTGGTAAATACTCATAACATCTACCTTTGTGCTGACCAATACCTACTACCTTCATAGGATTGATTAACACTAACATAGACTGGTCACCACATCCTACATAATGAATCTGATCTGCAGTGAAGTGTAAACCTGCTGCTGCACAATCTTGTGTAGACCAGTTACACTCTTCCATAGGCATCTTGACAGGAACGCCTACACGAATGTCAAACGTCTTAGTCCAGTCATCAGTAAAACGATTCTCTGCACGATTAGGTAGGTCAAGATAAAGCTCTGTAAGTGTACCAAGATTTTCTCCATCGTGGTATACATCTTTTATCACTTCACCTTCTCCTTCACAGTTCCAACAAGTTTCAGAATCACCATTATAACAATCATTGTATCCTTCAAAATCATCACCTTCCTCAGCAAAGACTGTTCCTGTTCCTTCACAAATACTACATGTTCCTTCTTCTTCATGCCATAAATCATCAGTGTGTACTAATGTATACTCACCATTTAGTAGGAATACATGATAGTTATCTGGACTCTTCTTCCACACAGCTTTAACCTTATTGTAACTGTTACTTACAAAGTGTACAAGCTCTGCACCACCATGCAATGTAACTACGTTACGCAATGCAACAAAGAAACCTTGCTTAGTGATTCTGAAGCTGTTGTCTTTCAAGAAGCGAAACAACTCATCAGCTACCTCAGCACGTGGGTTCAAGCAACACCACATCCAGAAACGCTTCAAGCCTTCCCAACGCTCATTAACTTCTTCATTCCAGTCTTCTTGAAACAACATGATAAACTCCTCAATAAGAATCTGAGGCATGCTGCGATCAATACCTATCATGTACAAGGCACCATCACGCTCTTCAAACTCATCTTCAGCAAAATCCATTAATCTCTTGATACCTTGAGCTAATGCTGTGTTACGCTTAACTTCCTCTTCAAACTTACGTTTCTCTTCTAAACCTTCTGAAGAACTACAGATGGTAAACAATTCCATTTCAGTCTTTGCATTACGAGCAAATTGAAAATCAGTAAGATTAGCTGGATGTTTACTGATGATATTACCATCATTCAAGATGATAGTTAACACATCATTAACAAACTTAATGTTTGAATATGGTTTAGCAAAGACGTTATGCTCTACGCTAAAATCAGATGGAGCTGTTGTGTCTTTCAACAACAATTCTGCCATCTTTGTGTCTCTTTCGATGAGAGACTTGAAAAACTCTAAACTTGTATTGTTCATTTTTGTGATTTTTGTAAGAATGTCCAGTTAATTGTGCAAAAAACTGGACATTCTCTTGTTGAAATTGTTATTTAACTAATTAATACTCAGACTCATGCAGCATCTGTTAAGATGTCTACCAGCTCCTGATTTACCTTAATGGTGAACCTGTAATTACCCTTAGCCATACGTGTTTTTTTGTAACGACACATATCTATAAGAACTTTCATCAAAGGGTCTTCACTACCTTTGTAACTACGCATGTGATAACAAATAGTTTCTATAAATGGAAACTTTGTAAGGATCTTGTCTACTTTCAATAACAGTGGATACATTTCTACATCATACTTATTGTTTTCTCCAGCAAACTTATCAATATCAAACATTTCGCAAGTCTTAGATACACTGTAATCTACATAATACGTATCCTTAAATTTTACTAACTTATCTACATAATATGAAAGATCAGGTAGTACATCACGCATTGCTGGTTTAGAATCAAATGTTGCACCATAAATAGCTTTCATTTTCTTGATGAGTCTAGCAGTAGCAATACGTCTGAATGGTTTGTTATCACCTTTCAAGAATGTTTCTACGTTCATAAAGTTATGAAGGTTGTACATCTCCAACACTTTAATCTCTCTATCAGACATAATCACTAAGTCTACATGACCTCTAAACATACCAAATAGATAATCTAATACAGCACGATCAGTTTCCTTACCATACACAGTGAGCTTCTTTCTTGCATGAAGAGTTTTACCACTTAGTATAATAGGAGTGAACTTAGCATTAGATCCTGTATGACGTTCAGGAATTTCAGCTATCTTACAGTTGATATCGCCTTTCTCTTTTACGCCACCATCCTTAGAAACTTTAGGCTTAGGTTTGTAGTTCTTAGCTTTGTCAGCAATGATCCATGCTTCTGGAATATCAATAGCGTCAACATCGATGAAGTCTGTAATTACTTTGTGGATACATCCTTGAAACTCTTTGATGATTGATCTCCATTGAACTCTAGGATAGTTGTACAACTTCAGCAAATCATGATAGCATGACATATCTGTGGTACCTACTAAGTGATTACTCTTACTCCAAGACTTTTCTTTAGAGAACAAAGTAAATGAGATTGTCTTTTTGACAAACTTAACATCCTTACCAGCATATATTTGTTTAAGATAACGACGTTTTCTGTCACCAAGTATACCTGTAAAGATACCAATCATGTTTCCACGAATCTGACCAAGTCTTAATTCTTTATCCCAACGACCTTTACACTCACGCATAGTACCTCTATATCGACTGAGCTCATACTTAGCTTCATATTCGTTAAGTAGAAAGTCTCTAATTTTGTAAAGAGTTTCTGCAGTGAAGTAAGTACATCCTAACAATGTTGGTTTACGTTGCTGAATAGTAGCACGTTTGATAATGTCAGTTATCTCAAGATTGTCACCATTGTGGTCCTTGATATATCTAAACTCTGTACTAAAGTGTTCAATAGCTGTACGTACATCATCAGTGTCTACAATAGACTCATTGTACTTAACCATAAAGTCATTAGCCAGAACACTGATCTTTTTAAGAATGATTTGCTTAGCCTCTTGCGTATATCGTAAAGATTCTCTGTTAGGTGTAGGAAAGATACCATCTGTCAAAGAGAATCTAAGACCCATCTTCATATCAATACGAGCTATACCAAGCTTATCAAAGTCTAATGGATAATACACATTATCTAAACAAATATGTAGATGACGATCTGTTGCTATCTCAGAGATTTGATAGTGCTCACTTCTGAAGATATTGAACTGATTATTCATACCTTCTACATCAAAGTATACGCTCTCAAAGTAAGCTAGCTGCTCTTTGATCTTCATCTTAAACTCAGTTGAATCACTCCACTTAACAGGAATAGTAATCTTAACACCATTAGGTTTATCTGTTGGTGATTCGTGCAACAAGTCAATAGAATTGACTTCTTCTCCCTCATACATCATATACTTACGCTCTACACCATTCTTACGTGCTGTAAAATAAAAGCTAGATGCATAAGCTAGTGGAGCTTTGAAGCCCAAGCCCATCATGCCTAATTCTGTGGTAGAATCACGCTTTGTACTCTTACCATACTTACTAATGATGTTCTCTACATCATATGCATCCAAACCAATACCAAAGTCCTCAACAGAGAACTCATAGTTGTTACTCACCTTGGTGAACTTAACAACAATAGGTGTATTAACACCAGCTCTACGATGTGAGTCTAGTGCATTACTAGCACACTCTCGTATCGTAGATCCAATAGAATCTGAATAAAGATTCTTACTCAACATTTGCATTAGGACCTGAGCTGAGTCAAGGTCCAATGACATACCAATAGTGCCCTGTGCACTACCTACTTCATGTATTAAAGATTGTGTTTGTTTTTCTAAGATCATGATTTCTAGTTTAAATATCTACCTTTTCTAACCAATCAATAGTGTAATTATTAGTCTCTTTGATCAGTGTGTTAATTTTCGTGAATACTCCTTCGCTATCCCAATCTCCATTCTTATATGAAGCTGAAGCTGGATGGCTAACAACAAATGAGAATGTAAATGGTGATATGTATCTCTTAAGCTTAGCTGCTTCTTTACCAAAGAATACAACTGGTATTCCTGTGAATGCGAACGCCTCTTCTAGTAGATATTTCATAAATGGTTCCCATATTTCTAAATGAGAGCCTGCTTTATTAACCTCTGTAGTGAGAGCAGCATTACACAATAACACGCCTTGCTTTGCAAGGTATGTTAGATCTGGGTTTCTATTTCTATCGAAAGCAAAACCACCATACAGTTCTTTCTCTATGCCTTGATAGAGTTGATGTAAGCTAGGCTGTAGCACATTGGTTACAGAGCAACTCATCATCAATCCATCAGCAACAGGTCTATAGTCCATCATTGTATGATATGGACACATACCTATAAGAATAACTTTAACGTCTTGGAAGCGTGTTTCTTTAAAACATCTCCATACATTTTCAGATAGAGGAGCAATTTGCTTGCCCCTCTTACTGTCAGCTTTTAGCTGTGCATAGATTTTATCACACGCTTCACTCTCGATGAATGGCTTCATTTTATAATGCCAACTCTCATCGAACAAATGCTTAAACTTGTCCCAATTCATTATAACGATAGTTCTAATTGTTGATAACGTTCTACCTGTGGTACACTAACTATTGCAGGTCTTTTGCTAGAGATCAGTTCTCCTTGTGCATTTACAAAGAAATCATGAGCATTCATGTGGTCAGTCATCCAACTACCTGGGTGCACTTCCTTCATAGAATGTGTAGTGTGTTGGTAAAGATCCCACAATGTATTCTCTACACCATAGTCATAGCTAGGTTTAACTAGCTCCTTGCGAATGATGTTAAGCTGCATAGTAGATATGAGTTGCTCTTCAACAACTAAACGACCTAATATCTCGCCTTGTTGTCTTGTGTTAAGCTCCACCTTCTTCATCAACTCACGTTGAATCTGCATCTCTCTAAATGAATCACCTGCACTCTTGATATACTCAGTGATCGCTGCTGGCGTAAACTCTTGAATAGAACCCTTGTGTGCTTTCTTGAAGGTACCCATGTCACCAGACACACAACCATTAGAACATACCATGATGTGTACACCAATAGCAAACTTCAAACTAACCATACGATTGTAGCTGTTCTGCCAACCAATCTGGATCTGCATCTCGCTATCCATAATGTTAGTGAGTGTAAATCTACCTGTGGCAACTTGACCATCAGCTGCTAATGTATAGGCTTCTTTACCTAATGTAAAGCCTGCACCATCAATAGCTGCTAGTGTTAAATCAATCAATTGTGCATTGCTTACAGGTTTGTAAGTTGCTGTTTGTGCTGGCACTGGTACATCTGTTACTAAGTGCTTCAAGCTTGTGTAATCTGCTCTTTTCATTGTTGTGATATTCTGAGTTTAAATCCAAAAAATTTATTTAGTATTCCTTCTAGGTTTTCAATACCTATACATTCGATAGAGTCTCCTTCTGTAGTCTCTAACCATTCTGTCTCTTGTTGTATCTCATACACAAGATCTTCTACAGCCACTGCTAATTGTTCTACGTTCATAGTAGTTCTTTTTCTTTTAGATAATTTTCTATTGCTTCCATACCATGGACTCTTGCTAAATCAGCCCAATCTTTAATGCCCTCAGATAAATACTTCCTGGGTACATTACAGTAATCAAAGTCAAATATCTTGGTGATTTGTTGTGAATTCTCTACGCCTGTTATGTCTGAATCAAAACTAAGAATCTGACTAGCAGAATTACTCTTAATATATTCAACGTTCTCAGGGGAGAAACAACCCAGTCCCTCGTTCTGTACAGCACAGCTGCATGGAAAAAGTTTCTTCATCACCATGTAATCCTTCTTTGATTTGTTAATAAAGGCAACATCACATTGTTTGATGTCATCTTTACCATCCATCGCAGTGATGGGTACATTGTTTGGTACCCATTTCTTTTTCTTATCCTTAGCATATGGACGATATATCTTCCATTTATCTCCATACAAATAACCAAACTTTAACTCATCCATAGGGAAAGAGAACAGTTGTTTGTTAAGATAAACCTTAGATATACTATAAATATTATTTGCTTTGAGATCATCAAGACTCTGATGATACTGATTCCAATAAGCTAACTCCTCGTTGGTAAATGATTTGACCATCACCTGGATGTTAGAATATATTTTAGGAGCTTTTACTGGTTGAAGGTATTGATTGACAATATACTTGTACACTTCTGTTCTAGTCTCTTTCGAGAAACCTAGTCCAAAGTCCCTGTCAACTAAAGCTAGAACTTCTTTCAAATCTTTAAGATTGAACATCATTCTAACAAAATCAAAACAAGAACCTCGTTTGCTTGTGTCTGCAAAATCAATAAACGTTAACCTTCCATGCTTATTTCCAATCACGAATGATGGATTACGCTCGTTTCTAAATGGAGAAAACGTCACAACATTGGGCTCCCAATCACTATTGGGCATATAATATTTAAATATGTCATACTCACTAATCTTGTCAAGTATTAGTTCTGGCGTAAGGTAAGAGTAACGTTTGTTTCCACTTATTGCCATTTTACATTTTAGTTTAGATAAAGAAAGCCCAATCTAATATAGACTGGGCTTTACTAAACAATATGGTTACAAATTAATAATCTGAATCATCAACAGCAATCACTTTGTCTGACTCAACTAAGTTTGCTTCTGGATCATAGTCATGCAAGTCTTTGAATGTATAGAAATCTTTACATCCATAGTCACCTGTTACAGCAACTACAAAACGCTCATGCATCTTTAACTCAGCACTCTTTCTAAATTTAAGACCACGAACTACGTCTGGGTTATTGTAATCAACTAGACGCATGTTTCTGATAGAATAACCTGGGAAGAATGACTTAACAAAGATGTTCTGATATGACTTAGGACCTTCTCCTTTATCAACAGTTCTTACAGTTGCTAATACGCCAACAGTTTGTGTAAGATCACCATCAATTTGTTCTTTTAAATCAGTTAAGTTATTATTCATAACCTTGTCCCAATTTAAGTATATCTCAGTGTCTGGATCAGAAAAGTCAAGAGAACCTAACCAAGTACGAACAAATCCTAAGAACTCTTCTTCTCCTATATGTGCTACACGATTTTCACGCTTAGCAAACCATGCAGGTAAAGCCTCTGGACTACTAGCCCAGCTACACACACCAATGTTATTGATGTATTGCTTCTTAGTGTTGTCCTTGTTAATCTTCTCACCTTTTTCTAACCAAAATGTAGCAGTGGTTCTAAAATCACTGTTTACATCTTGCAACCATACGTTAACACGTAACTTACCTGAAACACTGTCATAATAATTAGTTGCATTACTATCTTCTTTTAGGTCAATGCCTAAAATCTCTTTGTACTCTAATGGAGTTGGGTTAATAGCAATAACCTTTGCTTCAAATACACCAACTTTCTTTTGGAATTCAGCTCCACCTTGTGGAATTTCTCTTTTTACTCCTCCTACTGCCATGGTTTCTAGTTTTTATTTAGTTTATTTATAATACTCATCTACTGTGTCTGCAACTAATTGTAAATTGTTAGGAATCTTGGTGTCTGCAAACATGCCATCAGGACTCTTAGCAGGGAACTTTCTGAACCTATTGGTTACAAAGTTATACGTTACTGAGCCATCTTTGTTCTCCTCTACAAATGTGTAAAGGCAAACAGTTAACAAGCCCTCTAATAAGATTTGATTATCGATCAACTTACCTGCTGTCTTGATCTTATATCCTACAATCTCTCCACCTTCTTCAATAGTTTCTGGGTGAGTGAAATAGAATACTTTCAAATCGTCACGTAGTTTACGAGCTTCTTGAAACAAAGCCACCATATCTCTAGCCATGATGCTAAATTTAGTGAACCCTACTTCTGTTGCTCGTGACACAATGTTAAAACCCATGATGTAGTTTGAATCCTCAATCACAATGTTTTTGATGTGTGGTGCTTTCTGAGAAATGTTTTGTAACAATCGAGTGATCTCAACTGCGTCATCAATTTCTCTGTAGTTCTTCTTCTCTGCGTTGTACAGACTTTCAGAACCTTTAAAAGGTAACTCCTTTTTTGCTACATTGATAATGTAGGTTTCTTCTGGATTCAGATGCTTAATCGATGTCGATTTGCCAGTTCCAGTGGATCCAACGATCCCAATCAGTTTACTTGCCATGTTTATTTTATTTAGTTTTTACTTACTCTAAATTACTAAATATCAGTCATATTAACAACTTTAATTTTGTCTTTATCAAAGAATTCTAGTGATTTATTTAACCACTTTTCCTCTACTGCTTCATTGGTGGAAATGATATAAATCTGTGCTTTCTTGTCTGGATTATTGTATTCCATAGCCATGCACCTATTTACCTTTTGAGCTAGATTCTCAGCGTTACTGTCAAAGTAATTCAAGATCACTTTGTTTAAAGGTTTGTATGTAACTCCTGTATTACCAATCTTTACAACAGCCATGTGGTTTCCTTCTCCTTCTGCAAACCTTTTGAAGCCCTCTTTGTCAGGCGATTTACTATGGTGTGAAGGGATGCCTAAGCTATCTGCACTATCAGTAGTACCACAAAATACAAGTATACGCTCGTCTGCATACTTGTTTAACACTGCTCTAGTCATATTTAACTTAGCAATGCTACCTTGGATGATTCTCATTCTCTTCAGGCGTAACATCATTGTGTTCTTGCCCTCAGAATCAAGCTTCTCGATCACCCAACTACACGCATCAAAATGCTTCTTTTCTGTTCTAGCTTTACCCTTGATAGTTTGAACAACCTTGTTATCTAATGGCACCTTAATCACTGTGATTTGGTAGTCAACGATAACTCCTTCCTGGATGGCTTGTTCAATAGGATAGTATGCTAGTACAGGGAGTTGCAATCTCATATCAAGTTCAGACTGTGTAAACGTTGATAGAGTTCCTGTGAGTCCTAACACTTGATGATTCTTCAATGTTAAATCATACGCAGCATCTATCTGTGCATCAGATAACAAATGTATCTCATCAATGATTACAATATCATACACATTGTTTACATGTTTATGTAAAGATAAGTGTGTTGTGTATGTAATGTTTGAATTGTTGTATCCTCTTGTGTTGAAATCTTGTTCCCAAGAATCCTTGATTTTAACGTCAGGATAGGCGATTAGTACAGATATATTTGAATTCATCTTTTCCAAGATGTTAATTGTTGTATATATCTTACCAAACCTAGGACACAGATTTAGGATTCCCCATTTCTTATCAAGCCATATCTGTGCAAACTCCTGTTGTCTTTTATTCCTCAGGTTGCTCATCTAGTGTTTCAGTTGTTGGATTAGCTACGTCTCCAAATGCTGTTAGCTGGATGCGTATCTTCTTCATTTGTAACTCGATACCATTAATCTCTTCCACATCATCTTTAGCAATTGCTTGCTTATACATTGACATAAGCTTGTCATACTTACTTAATAAGGCTTGTTTTTCGTTATTTGTTGCCATTGTTATAATATTTAAGGTTCTAAAAAATACGTTTTATTTACTACTGATTGATAGTCATACTCTGACATGTCTTTGAGTCTCTTTAATTCTTTAAACATACCAATCTGACCAAGAAAGCCTAAGCCTATTCGTACATCATCCTCACCATAACTATTTTTGATTAGTCTTAGTGAACGATAATACTTAGCACCAAACTCATCCTTTAATCTATCTAAGTTATAACCACTAGGGTCTGTAACTTTATATCTCATTGGATCAAATAGTGCTAGCACAACATCAGCATCGTTCTGTGTAGATGAGCTATCAGCAAAGTCTTCTAGCTGTGGTTCCACATCACCATTCTTAATACGCATTGGGTTAGAGATGTCACGATTAAACTGACTCACTACAACAGGGCTGTATCCATAGAAATCTCTAGCATATCTAAGCTCATCAGACATCTTATCGATAGAGTCTTTCTTACTTGGATAGTCTTTCGTTCTCTTCAATAAACCAACGTGATCAATAACTACTAAGGTTATTGTGTTGTCGTTGTTTGGTACATACACTCTATTATACTTATCAACCTCATGTATCTCTCCATTAGCTTCAGCATTATCTCTAAGCTGCTTAGCGATACCCACTGGGTTATCTGGACCATCTATTATAGTAATGATTTCATTCATACTACCAATATAGTCTTCTTGTAATAAGAATAGATCATGCTCATCATGAGTCATCTTACCAGTCCAGCCCAATAGTTTACTAACAGGAATGATTATTCCATTATCTAGAAATATCTTTCTACTAACCCATTTAGCCATCTTATATGTCTTACTACGCTCCATTGATCTGTATATAATCTTGAGCTTAATGCCAGATTCCTGACCTTGTCTAGATATATACCAATCAAATGGATTAAGTACATACGCATCATCGATGAATGAAGTCTTACCAGAACCTGTTAAGCCACCCACCAATGTATACATAGACTTACGAATACCAATGTATCTGTTAAGCCTATCAAACCCCATAGGAATACCACTATTCCTACCATCAATACCATCTTGTACAGCCTTAGCTAAGTCTTGAAATATCATATGTCTGTTGTTCCTGTTGGTTTAGCTTGTTCTTCAACCACAATACCTTGTTTAACAAGTTCTATGAATGGTTCGAAACTTCTCTGTGTCAAATATGTCAGACTGTTCTGAATGTATTTAAGTTTATTCTCTCCTGATTTGTATGAGTTCTCTTTCTTTTGAAGAACATCAAACTCTATGGCTGCTATCAAATCATCTGCAGTGTAATCTCCTTCTGACAAAATGGCGTTAAACTTAAGCCTACAGTTCTCTTCATCTCTACGTAAAGATCTAGATCCTGCGAAGGTTTTATCTTTATGTCTAAATGTATCAGTACCTGGGAATGCTTTCCACCATCTCTTGAAATCTTCACTAGCTGGTTTCTTCTTAATCACCTTGTCTTTAGGAGCTTCCTCTTTCATAAACTTCAATAGATTCCTACCTGTAAGAGTGATCTTATTGTCACCTGATATCAAACCTTTACGATAGATACCTTGACATATAATTTCCATCTTAGCATCTCCTTGACATATCTCTTTCAGATCATGGCCTTCCTCCACTAATCTAAGGAGGAAGACCATGTCTAAACTAAAACCATTCTTTAACAGCTCTTTAAAATGAAATAGCGTCAATTTTAAGTTCATAATTTCTGATTATTCTGCGATCTATTTTTCTAATCAAACTCTGAGGAATGCATACATTAATTTTAGCTTGCTCTTGTAAAATTTGTAGATCATTAAGATCGACTTTATCGCTCATAAAAACCTCAATTTGAGCGATACCAGGATCATTTAATGATCGATAAAATGCTTGCATATCTTCTTGTAAATATACTAAATCTTTCTGAGCTTCGTGCTCATAATCTTCGATGTGTATCATGATTGTTTCTTTTTAAAATCTTGATTTAATTACTTCAATGTGTTTGTCATCAATATATAATGCTAAGTCTACTCTTTCAATATCTTTAATTACTGATTGTTTAAAATCTGTACAAAGAATGGCATTTTTTGAGACTCTATTATTACATAAATCTGATTTAGTTAATATTATAATTTTCATTATTCTGTATCATTATAACGTTCATACTCTCTAAACTTTGGATCTAATGTACGTCCTTCATTGTCCCAAAATTGGTCACAATAAAAGGTTCCCTCTTTACGAGGTGATTCAGAAAAGAACGATTGTCTAAACTGATTCTCTGGTGCTGTGTGCCTATAGCACGTAAACTTCATAGGACATTTCATGTCCCTACACATACAAATATCACTCATTGTTTTGTTGTTTAAATAAAGTTTGTTGTTTTTCTTCTGGGAAATGTCTATAACCTTTTAAATCATAGGTAATGTATTGACCCATTCTAAATTGAACTATTATATGGTTTTCTAAATAATCTATTATTCCATTACCATATCTTTCGTCATAAACTCTATCACCTCTTTTAAATGTTATATCAGCCATCAGATTTCTATTTCTTTAATAACTATATCATTGTCTTTCTTCTTCTGCTGTAAATATGTAATATAATTATCAACCTGTCTTTCTGAATCAAAACGTTTTTCAAGATTATCACCAACATATACATCATAGTCTGTTTCTATAATACAAGTTGAATCGTTTATAAACCTTGCTTTTTCTCTTTTTATTACTTTAACTTTCATTGTCTTGTTGTTTAGCTATTTCTATAAGTTTATCAATACAAGCATTCTCTGCTTCTTCGTAGGTGTCAGCCCATCCAATGAAAAAAACATCACCCAAACCAATATCAATTTTCCATTTATATTGATTAGTACTTGGATATGCTTTTCTACGAAAATCCATAGTATGATACCAGTTATATTTATTTTGAAACCATCTAAATGCTTGTTGTTTAAGTGGAGCAGCTAAAGTAGAAACACCATCAGCTTTTACATCACCATACCATAAATGTTTATCTATAGTATATGTATAATTGTAATCACCATCGTATTTTAACTCATTCAATACTACTGCTTGATCAAAGCTTACAACTTCATTTTTCATGTTGCTTTGTGATTAAAATTCCAGATTTAGTATATCTACCTGGTTCTAACTTACCATGCCATTCATCATGGCTTATTTCCATAGAGAAAGGTTTGTAAGGTTGAAAAGGTTGAGCTTTAGGCTCTTCTTGTGTACATGATGCCACTCCCAACATCAATAACAAACATAGTTTACTACTCATTTCTTATCTAATAAGTCTTGTATTTTCATACCTGTAACTATGCCTATAATAAATGCTGCTAGTGCTAACATGCTGCCATACCAAAGAATACATACTGACCATCTCTTTCTGTAAGAGAAGACTTATACGTAATGCATGCTACGTTAGGATCTTGATTGCTCAAGAACTTCTCCATACGTACAAACGTAGTGTCTTGTGTCTTCTCTGTATGCTTACGAGCATATTCAACAGCATCACCTTTTGTCTTGAATGACTGTAACTGTCTCTCATCATAGCTACCAACATATACATTGTATCTAAGTTCCCATTTACTGGTGCCTTTAACAATAGTGTGCTGCACAAATGATTTAATCTTGTTAGTGTTACCTTTTGGCTCTAGTTCACAGATTACATAACAGTCTCTTTTACCCATGTCACCAATCTTATCATCGATGAACTGTTTAATAGACTTGTTAGTACGATGAAACTCAGACGTGACGTCTCTAAATGTATGACATGTACTGATGGTACCATTATAAATGTCATTACCATACTCTTCAATAGCATCTTCTTGTGCTAAGGTGAATGCATCTGATGCACTCTTTGCTCTTTTTCTTAGGATGAATGATTGTGCTCCCATTGTTTATGATTTAAATTGTGAAACAAAAAAGCCCCAGATTTCTCTGAGGCTCAAAGCGTTACAAATTGTAACAGTTTAAATAATTCGTAAAAGTAGTAGTAATACTACTGATTTACGATGTTAAATTACATCGTCTAATTCGACGATAATTCGAATTAATGTGCATTATATTACACTTTTTGTCAAATTTTATACCCTTTCACGTATAAATTTTGGAAATAGTGCAATATTATACCCTTTCGCGTATAATTAGAATCCAATGAAAAACTTCTTAATCTTCTGCCACAATGTAAGCTTCTCTTTAATTGGTTTAAATACCAATGTGGTAGTTGTGCTTGTTGTGGGATTAGTTACTTGTTCATAATAGATATCATCTTTGTTATCTGGATTAAACTCACGTAATCCTAAATTCAGTTCAAACATAGCCATTGTAAGCTCAGCTCTACGTTTATTACACTTAAATGTCTTCTTAATAAGTGGTAAAGCTGCTTTACGCCATTCTAATGTTTGTTCTGTTGTCAGTGTATATATTCTCCAGAACTCTGGTGTATCCACTGCGTCCTGATAAGTTAGCCCTATCATTTCCATTTGCATAGAGACCAACTTCCTGTTGATCTCTTCACGTTGTTTCTCTGTTCCTGCCATATTAAAATAATGATAATTGGTTTGGTGCTACATATGGTCTTCTCTTACCATTGTAACTAATCTTATTAATAATTCTTTCTGCCCTCTCTATATAATAAGAATGATTAATGTTATCTAGAGGGTGATCTGGTGTTAAATGATTACATACAGTCATTAGCCATTCACCTGCTTCAACTTGTGATACAGCTGCTGCTCCTGATGTAGAGTCTTTGTTCTTTACCTTGATGAGCTTCTCTCCTGTATTTGATACATAATATCTAATAAGTTTGTTGTAGACGTTTGTTCTTCCATCAGAAAGTCCTTCGAAATGGAAATCTCTCGTAGCTCTTTGACGCATAGCAAAATCATAGATGTTTCCATGATTACGTATAGTGTCGTTAACAGGAGTCCCATTAATAAAATACTGTTCGAGTGCGATAGGAACAACCCTGCCAGACTTATTCTTGTGCAGCTCAAAATCAGTAAGAAAGTCACCCTTCTTCTTGATTCCTCCATCAGTTTTAATCGCAAGGTAATCATTAACAGTCGAGAAGATAATCTTTCTATAGTCTGTTCGTTCAAGCTCATATCTTGTTAGTTTTGACCACCAATCATTAATCTTATAATGCTTGGCTATGTCTGTTTTCTTAATTCTAATCGTTACACCATCTGTGTTTGCAGATATTACATGTATACCAGCTAGCTCATACGCTTCAATAAGCATAAGCAAGCTAAGCTCTCCAGTAATAGTAGTAAACATAGTAAGTTGTCTATCGTAGATCCACGACTGCATATCAGAAGATTTACCATATACAGAATTGACAGCAAGCTTAAGAGCCCCAACAATCCCTGCAATGCGTTTATCTTTTTTAGCCTGTGGTTTAAGTTCGAGACGACGTTCAAACATTTTAATATAACCATTAAGAAATTCTCTACCAAGATCACCAGGATATTGACCATTATTGATAATAATAGCAGGATAATAACTACTAACGTCCCAATCAATGATTTCATATTCATCATCAGCTTCGAAGATCTCAGGTTTATTCTCAGTGTGGAGACCACCCTTCGCAAACGTGTACGTGTTGCCATAGAATTCTATACTTTCTTTAAAATCATCATTCAGTGCTAAGATTACAAGTTTCATTCTGCTCAAAAAGCTTTGCAACTGTGGCGTTTCAAATGCTACATATTTTGCAATACAATTCTTAATCTTGATGTTCTTTCTAAAATATCCTTTGCGTGGTATATCACCCACTTGAATGCGTTTCTCTTCACAGTAATATTTCTTGATCATCTCATCACCAATCTTACTATCAGAATAGTTAAGACATGGTATACCAAACTCTGCTTCGATATCTTGTCTAAGTTCTATCTGATTGTTACCCTTGTACAATGGATGATTTGTATCACCTGTAGTTACTTTGTAGAACTCATAGGTAGCCATTACGTCATTTGTACAATAGTCTCTTGTTAACTGTATCTCTTCTAGAGTCATATCAGTCTTACTGTGATGGATAGGCATCTCCTCGATGTTCTCCAGATCCATCTCAAACTCTAGTCTCTTCAGACTAACCATACGATTCTTATTGTCGTAATGATTAACCTTGAACAAATCTATCTGTTTGCATGTAAGATCATGTTCTCTATACTCTGAGAATACTTCATAGTTAGCGTCATGGATTACATCTTGAGCTTTCTGTGCAATAGCTGCACATATCTCTAATCCACCCCACTCATGCCAGAAGTCATAGTTACGCAAGACCCACTCAACCACTTGAGCATCGAATCGTAAGTTGTTATAGCCCACCCAGTAATGCTCTGGATGCTCACTAATAAACTTAACCATCATGTCTAGTGTGTTGTGCCATTGACTCACCATAAACTCGTGAGTCTTATCCTCCTGTGGATCGTAGACGTTGACAAGAAAGAACTCTTGCATTGTCTCGATGTCATAAATAAATACATTCATTTCTAGTAGTTTTTACCATGGCTAT